ATAAGATAAATCCAGATGTTCAAGGTCCATTAAAGATATTAGGAAGACAATTATTAATGGAAAGATTTATGGAATTACAACCAGAAGTTGATTTATTATTGGATTTGGATAAATATTCAAAATCAAGGTTAATAAATAAGGCGTCAGATAAGTATAAACCATTAGCAAAATATTTTCTGAAGGTAATACGTGTAACTGAAGATGCTTATTAAAAGTTTTTAAGATAGAATCTATAATATTTTCCTAGATCAATAAGTAAATATAATTTTATGTTTAATAATTTTATGTTTAAATTTGATTTGATAAGAAAAGAATTATGTGTATTTGGCGCAAATTTATCTAATAATGAAATTAAAAAAATAGAAGATGAGTATTATGAAAAAGAGCAAGTTAAGCCTAATGATTTTGAAGAAGAAAAAAAGCTAATAGCAAATGAAATTAATAAAATATTTTCTTTGGTCATAAAAGCCTCAACTAGTGTAAATGGTATTTTTAACAAATTAGACAAATTTCTTTATGATGTCTTAAAATTTTGCAAAGATAATAAAATTAAGTGTTCTGATGAAATATATCGTGTTAAGTACAGAAATTCTGAAAATTATAAAGAGACATTAGAAATATTAGAATATATAAAAAGTAATATCCCAAGAACCAATAAGTTTGGGATTCAGTCTGGGTTATCAATTGATGTATTAAAAGAAAGATATGAACAAATTAAAGATGTGTGTTTGCATATTGATAAAGCAAATGCTAAGTATGACAAAAACATTAGCATATTTAATAAACTTAAGGAAAGAATAATTAATAAGCCTAATAATGAAGATTACACTCTTTATGATCATATAAGAGATTCGATGATGTCTGGGGATTTTGAAACTTACGAATTGTATACAGAGTTTCATAAAATAAGCTATTTCACAAATGAGATGGCAATAAATAATGAAAATGGTATTGAAAGAAATCAAAACAAAAAACGCCTTGATTTAGAAAATACTTTACTACCTGTAAATGAATTAATAAATAGGATAAACAAATGGAAAGAGCTTTTTAAGTTTATTACACCAACAGTATTTATAGAGCTTGAAGATTTTAAAAAAGAAACTGAGCATTATGCTATAAAAATAAAAAACATAAAATCTTTTCAGGATCTTGAAAATTTAAAAGATCATTCAATTTTTCTTAGAAATATTATTGAGAACACAAACACATTCTCTTATATACACCAACTGTTTAGTCCAATGATTGAGAGTTCAAAATCATTATCTAATGAGGAGAAAGAAATTTTCAGAAACATTATTAGTGATTCTAACAAGATTGTATCAGAGAATGATCTAAAGAAAATTGTAATCGAAGAGTTATTTTTAAATAATAATTCAAAGTCATTTCAGCCGAAAGAATTGCAAACCTTGAAATATATGTTTAAAACAACAACGGCAAAAGATCTTTTTATGTTATGTAGGAGAACTTATACATACAAAAATGATTTGAAAAATTTTGTTAAATTTATTACAGAAATAAACTTTTCAAAGAATGAATTACAGGAAATATTTTCAAAAAATATACCTAACCTAATGAAGATATATGAATATGTAGATAATGAAGATTTTACTGGAAAACCATATAATACTGGCAGCAAAGGTTATGTTTATTTACAATCAGATTTAAAAGAAATATTTTATAATTTAGCAATATCAAATAAAAGTTTCGATCTATTACCAGATATTTTTAGGGATATTCATAACTTTGATGAAAACTCATCAAAAATACAGAAATCCGTAAACATCTATAATACATTAAATAGAAAAAATCAAAAAGCTTCAGCGGCTATAACTGAAACAAGAATACAAGATCTTATTTATAAAAATATACAAAACAATTCTAGATTATTAACTTTAATATCATCTAATAAAAATTACAATTCATTTAATACGGCTCAAGGCAAAGATCTTTATAGAAACTATATAGAATTAAATAAATATAATTTTGATATTAATAAACTAAAGTCCAAATTTAAAATCACAACAGAGCAGATTAAAGAAATATTATCAACATATACAGATGAAGAATATCAAAAATATCTTACAATAATAAAAGATATCTTTGATAAAAATGTAAAAATAAATGTTGCTGATAGTAAAGTAAAACAACTTAACTCTAAGATAAAAACATTTATTGAAGTATTAAAAAATACAACTGTATATGCAAAATATAATAAAGTTGCTGAGCCAAAGAATCAGGTATTTTCTAAATTATCAGAAGAAGTAGAAGGATTTACTTTTAGATCAATGCCAAATAAAGATTTTGATATGTTAAACAAAATTGGAATTGAAACTAACTGTTGTCAATTTGTTGGTGGAGCAGGAAGTGATGCAGCAGTAGATTCATTTATAAATTCAATGGCAAGTGTTCTTGTTTTAGAAAAAGATGGCAATCTTATTTCTCAAAGTTATTTTCATTATGTACCAGTAGAATCAGATCCTAATGGTCCTGGTATTATTCTCGACAACGTAGAGACTAATGATGATAATGTTGAGAGGTATGTAAGATCATCTAAATATTCTTTAGATTTATTGTATAAACTTTATGGAGAAAAAGTTTGCAATAGGTTAAATCTAAAATATGTAAAATGTGGAAAGCAATATAATAAATTAACTAGCTCCTTTTTTACAAAAGGCATACAAGATCAAGATTATAGAACATTTAAAACAAAAGATGTTTACACAGATTTTGATCCGGAAGATCACTTGGACGTTTATAATTTTAACAAAAAATAAATGCACGAGTTACAAGTAATTAAAATATTTTTCAAAATATAGGAATATCAAGTTATTGTTTTTAAGTGTGCTGGAAAAGTGCATGTAAAACAAGTAAGTGTCAGGTAACTGGCGAAACAATAACTAAGGAATTCCAGATGAATATGTTTAACTCAAAAGGGCAACTAAACGCCTCAGATTTCAAAGATACTCTAGCAAATCTAGTGAAGTACGCTTCATTACTAGACAATGAGCCTTCAAATCTAGCTCTAGCCCCTTCAATGCAAGATGACAAGAAAGATGAACTAGTTGCTCGTGCAATAATGACCCAAGAAGGCAAAATTTCACTAGCTCAAGCAATGGCAAATCCCATTAACCTCTAATTCGAGTGGGATTAAAATTTGGCTATATGCTGGAAACTCTAAAAGCTTTATCACTTTAACACCCTATAGATTAATCAAAATAGATAATCTCACAAATAGTTAAAGTAACAGAATAAAGATGATATAGACAATCAGCAGGGAAGACTGGAATGAAAAATAATCTTGAAATACTTAAAATGTACGAATCTGGTCTCTCAATAAGAGAGATAGCATTAGATAACGAATGTAGTTACGAGAAAATAAGAAAAATACTTAAAGAACAAAAAGTTAAGTGGCATCGTAATTATATAGTTGATCTAAGTGCAGAACAAATCGAAAAAATAGTAAATCAATTCTCAAAAGAAAATAAATCTATAAAAGAAATAGCAAAATGGTTTGAAATATCACCAGGCGCTATATCAAATCTTCTAAAATCAAAAGGATTTAAGATAGAGTCAAATAGAAAATACGATATCTTGAGAGAAGTACCAATAAATAAAATACAAAAAGAATTTATAGTAGGTACTGTACTAGGTGATGGTTGTTTATATAGAGATTCAGCAAAAAGTAACTTCAAATTATCTTTTGGGCACTGTGAAGAACAAAAAGAATATTTAGAATGGAAAATAACTCAAATGAGTCCTTTTATAAATGGTTATACAAAATCAATTGATAAAAGAGGTAATTCAGTTATGTATCAGGCTAGAACAATAAATCATAAAGATTTGAATATGTTCGCAAATATGTTTTACGATGAAAAAAGAATAAAACATGTTCCTGATAATCTAGATATGTACTTCACACCATTAAGTTTAGCTATACTAATAATGGACGATGGCAATTTAAATGCTGGAGTTAATATGAGAATAGCAACAATGGGATTCACAAAAGAAGAAAATGAAAAGATACAAGATTATTTAAAAAGATGTTTCGATATAAACTCTAAAGTAATGGAGTTTAACTATAAAACAAAAAAATATTACCAAATAACTTTGAATAAGAAAAATACTCAAAAGTTATCAGATATAGTTAGACCACATATAATAGAATGTATGAAATATAAAATCATGCCAGAACCCTCAACGACTACATGCCAAATATCACAAGAAAGTAAATGTGATAATGATATAGTCTGACCCGTATAGAAATATATGGAACTAAACAGAAATGATTTAGTCGATCTAATCAATCGTAACAAACTGTCGAAGAAATTTGGATTACCACGGAATTGCTCGTAGGGCTCTATGTATAGACCCACTAGCTCCTGGTGCTCTAGCTACATACGAAAGAGACATTGATGTTTCAGCAATGATCGTGTCTTCAAACGGTTCAGGTTCAGAATCAAGAGTTTTCGGTGATCGTATCACTGTTCCAGAATTCGAACTATACTCAAATCCAACTGTTAGAATTGCTGAAGTCAAAAGACGCAGATTCAACATAATCGAAAGAGCTGTTCAAAAAGCCAGGCAAGAGATAATGGCTCAAGAAGACGCCGCTGTTTTCTCAGCCTTCAATGCAGCTTCAGATGTTGAAAACACCCTACAAGACGTAACTGATAATGGTCTTCTAAAGAGAGATCTAGTTGAAATCAAGACCCAAATTGATCGCTGGGATCTAGTTACATCAAAGTTCTTCATGAATATCAATGAATTCTCAGATATTCTAAAGTGGGGAGCTGGTGGTGGTCAAGGCACAGGTGGTGGTGATTTTGATCCAGTAGCCATGAGAGAAGTAATGCAAACAGGTCTATTTGGATCTATCTTTGCTGCTGACATAATGGTCTCAAAGATTGTTCCACCAGGCACAGTCTTCGGTTGTGCAGATCCAGAATTCGTAGGTGTTATGCCAATTCGTCAAGACATTGAAGTTATGCCAGCTGACGAACCAAAACAACTAAAACTAGGTTGGGTTATCTCAGAAATAATCGGTCTAGCTATCGTAAATCCAAGAGGCGTTGCCGCTGGTAAGAAATCAGTTTCAGCTGGTTAATCTTTAAAATAAATAAAGTTATAAATTAATTATGGCGTCATGATATTTTCATGACGCCATTTCTAATTAAATGGAATATAGTTATGAATGACTCGGCTCCAAACAAATTACAAAATGGATTTGGTAAATTTAGAGTTCTAAATATAGCCAAAGATAAAAAAACAATCAAAATATTTAATTATCAAATTTCATATTTAAAGGAAAGAAATCTATTAGAAATTCCAGGGATATCTGAAGCAGATATAAGAGCATCTTTACTAAAAGGCGAAATAAGAAATAAATTACTTGTAAATGAAATACTGGTATTAGAGAACGATGTTGATTTATTACAATTTAATAATGATCAGAAACAATTTTTGATTGATATTGGAATAGGAGCTGGATTAGGTATTACAATAGATCAAATAACTGGAAATATAAGCTCGTCTAGGGTAGATGGAAATTTTGATGTTAGTAGAATAGATGGCAATAGGGATTCTTCTTGTTTATGGGATTTAAATGGTGATGGTGATTTTACAGATTGGCAGCAAGTTTATGATTTTATTCAAGCTTCAAAACGACCAATAACTGTTAATTTAAGTCCAGGTCAAGAGTATACTATACCAAACACATCAAGCGAGTATTATTTAAAAAATTGTGTATTCAAAGCTCAATTAGGAGACTCTGGCAGTTGTGTTATTAATATAAATGATGGCACTACATTATATGACTTGGCTGAAGGTCAAGGTGCATTTACTTTAGTTGGATATTCTTCTGACTTAAACAAGCCATCCTTAAATTTCACATCATTTAATGATGGAATTGGTATATATTTGCAGCAATTTGGTAATTATCTTATGAATAAAGGCTCGTCACCAATGATAGTGGTTCCAGATAATTGCTTTTTTGTAATAGCAGCTAGATTTGGTGGTGGCGTAAATCAATTTGGTAGTATTGGTAATGTAATAAGACTTGGTTCTAACTGTACAATGCTAGCAACTGTGATTGGTTCACCAATAAATTTGCCAGAAGATTGCGTATTCGGTGATTCAAGCACAATGATGATATTTCAGCAAGATGGTTCCATGATTTCTCCAAGATCGTTGAGTTTACCAAATTTTAATGGAACTTATGTGAATGCTCCATTTGGAAATGATGCCGGCAGAGGTCAAACTACATTCAGACCACTTGGAGTCTTTAGCGCCCTAACTACTGGTACAATGTTTTTTGATACAGATTTAGTAAAACCAATTTGGTATGATGAAGGGTCTAGTAAATGGTATGATGCAGCAGGATCAGGTGTATAATGACCGAATATAAAATAAAACACTATAACTCAAATGATGAGGAAGTGCATTTTTCAGACCCAGATGTTCAGTACTCAATAATTGGAAATTTAAAAATTAATAGGGGTGGGTCTAAATTTTTATGGATTGAAAATGAAAGTAACTATGTAAATCTAATGGAGATTTTGAAATTTAAATAATTATTCGAAATAACCTTCTATATTTATATAAAAGTTTAGAGCCTGTGTAGCTACGCTGTTATTTGTTATGAATCTTAATATTACTTGAGCAAATTCGCCTGGTTGTACACCTATTGGTGATTGTAGTGATAAGTTAATTATTTCAGTTGATAGTTGACCAATAGGAGCTGATGCTGGCAATGTTTGCACGCCTAGTGGGAATCTTCTTGGGGCTTTAGTTGTAGATGATTCAGTTGTTGCTAGAGATACAGCAGTATGTCCGAAAGCTAATGCCATTGCCCATGTTGTTGGACCACCAGCACCACCGCTTGATCCAAGAAAGCTAGACATTAATACCCCCAAGCTTCGACGCGGACCGTTATTGGTCCTACGCTTCCAGATGCAACTCTAAACCAAACTTTTCCTATTGTTCTATTATCAAAAACCATACCCTTTGAGGCGCCACCTGAATCCATGTCTCCATGTAGAGTATTGCCATTAAACGAGTATTCTACAACTCCAGAGTCTTCTAATAAGAACATTACTCCTTGTGTTAAAAATGGGATTAGGATATCACAATCATGTGTGAATCCAGCTGATGTAACTTCAATTTTTTGGAAGAAGTTGAAATCTCTTCCATTTGTTATTGGTCCTCTATTTACCATATTTCTCTTATTAATTCGATTATATTATTTAATGAATATCTAATTATGAGATGTTTAGTTCTTTCTGGTGGTGCAGCAAAAGGGGCTTTCCAAGTTGGAGCGCTTATACATCTAATAATAAATCTAAAATATTCTTATAAAAATTTCTCTGGAGTTTCTGTTGGAGCATTAAATTCATCATTTTTAGCTCAATATAATGATTTAGAGCAAGGAATATTTGATTTAAGAAATTTATGGTGTAATATAAGAAAAGAAAATATTTTAAAAAGACATTTTCCATTTGGAAGATTACATGGGCTATGGAAAAAAAGTTTATACGATTCAAAACCATTACAAGACTTAATAGATACAAATATAGATATTTATAAAATACAACAATCAAATAATAATATAGATATTGGTTCTGTTTGCCTGAACAATGGCAAATATTCAACAGTTAATCAAGATAATAAAAACTTCATAGATCACGTTAAAGCCTCTTGTTCTTTCCCTGGATTATTTGAGCCAATATCAATAAATGATGAATTATGGTTAGATGGTGGAGTTAAATCCATAACTCCATTGCAGGCTGCAATAAACTCAGGAGCTTCTGAAATAGATGTAATACTTACATCACCAGAATCTAACAATGTATGCTTTAACAAAGGTAACTCAATAGATATTTTAAAAAGATCAATTGATCTGATGATAGATTCTATAATAGAATCAGACATAAGAAAAGCTCAATTATACAATAAGATACTAGAGCATGAGTCTATACAGGATAAGCGTAAAGTAAATATAAATATAATAAGACCAAATAAAGTTTTACTTAATGATTCTTTTGATTTTTCGATAGAGAAAACAAAGAATTTAATAGATATCGGCTATAATTCAGCTAGAGAGTTATGCCAAAATTGATAAAAGAATATTGTGAAATATGTAAAGTTAAAGATACGGCTACATTACATCTTCATCATATAATAGAGAGAACGGATATTAATTCTACAAATCATAATTCTAACTTAGCAATAATTTGTGCAAATTGTCATGCCAAAGTTCATAATAATGAAATTACTATAATTGGAATAGCTCCAGCAACAATAAAACCAAATTCAAGAATTTTGATATATGAAATAAATGGAATAAAAAATATAGATATAGAGCCATTGAGGGTTTTTAAAAAAACATCATTCAAATTAGGTGGAAATGGAAGTTAAAGTAAAATCAGAAGAAGAATCCAGAAAAAATTTGCTAGCTAATGCTAGGAGAATGGGTTGTTATCATGAAATTGTTGCTATACTTAATAAGTATGACAAGTTAATGAAGACATGCTCAAATAAAGAAGAACGAGCGAGTATATCTGCTCTAGGCTGTCACGAAATAAATAATCTTCTGGGTGCAGTCGAAGAAATAAGTGTTTTAGGTTTAGCAGAAGATTTAGTTAAAAATGGAAAGTTTAAAGTACAAGGATAAAATGAAAGTAGAAGGAAGAGTTATATTTTTTGATGCAAAACGTGGTTATGGTTTCATTTCATGGGTTTTAAATGGTGTTCAACAAAAAGATATGTTTTGCCATTACTCAGACATAAACGTAGATGGCTTTAAAGTTCTTAAGAAAGAACAACTAGTTGAGTTTGAAGTTGGTCAAAATGTAAGAGGAGAGCCAAAAGCAGTGAATGTAAATCTTATTTCTTGAAGTGTATAAATATTTCAATTATTTGAACAACCAAACTTATAATACCAGCTGATATTAAGACTCCTGTTTTAAACATGGAGTCTTTTATTTCTTTTAGCTTAGAGTCAAGCTTTTCTATATCTGATTTCATTTCTTTCTTTAAGTCAGACACAGTTGCATCTAACTCAGATGCAATTTCTTTTATTTTGATAATATCTGTTCTATTATCTCTATTTTCTTTCTCGACTGCTTCTAAACCCTCAATAAGATCTTCATATTGAGATGAGGTCTCAGTTTGTAATTCTATTGCTTTTTTATTTACCTCCAATAACAACTCTACGTCTTTTTTATCGAGGTTAAGCTGCCTCTCGTTTGCCATTTTTTCTCCTGCTTTTTCTAATTTTTATTTTTTTTATTACATAATCACATTTTTCTTTCAGTAGTTTATATTCTTCTATTTTAGTTTCGTCTAAGATTATTTCTGGTGAGCTAGCTAATTCTGATATCTTATTCTCCATCGTCCCCTAATTGCTCGATTATAAAATCTTCTTCTGATTTTTTATCTTTTTCATCATCTATATTTATTTCATTAGTATTACTAACGACAACAGATTTTGTTTTATCAGGTATATAAGTTTTAGTTTCTTTCACCTCAATATTACTCATATCCCTAGGTCTTCCTAATCCAAATACCAATAAGCCTTTCTTTTTATTTAATGTCCCAAATTCTAATGATTTTGCTATTTCTTTTCTATCTAGCTTAAATCTTCTAGATAGCAAATTAACACTACACATCGATTTAACTATTATATTTAAATCGGATATGCTAATGTCCATTTTTGTTAGATTTGTTATCCATAACTCTTTCATAATTCCATGCAATAATAATAAATGCATTACATGGATATAAAAGCTCGTGGTGAATACCTTTCACCTACTGATACAGTAGGATTAACAATACAATTACGCGATCAGAATGGTCAACCCATTGATGCTGATTCATTTCCAACAATATCTCTAATATCTCCAACTGGACTAGTTATCCTAACTCCAACCTCCCAAGGTGTAGAAAAGTTAGATACTGGAAAATATCAATTTACATTCAGTATCCCAATAAATGGTCCATTTGGAGTTTTTCAAGATTTATGGGTTGTTTATATAAATGGAGTTAGGTATGAACAAACTTTCCAATTTATAGTTGCTCATACTCAATTCGTTGGGATAAACATAGATGGTTATGAAAAACTTGGTGAAGATGTTGGTTTTGATTACTCACAAGAAGCTATTCATAATATAAATGTTTTATTGAAAATGCTAAGAGCTAGACTTAATAGCTCAGGAAAATCTTTAATTAAAGATTCAAACGGAAATGATATGTATATAGATTGCGATATATTTGCAACTGATATACTTGTTACATTTTTATCTACAGCGCTTGAAGATTTTAACCAAACACCTTATTTTACATTTTTCCAATTTAATGACTCAAGCTTTGTTGCTCAATTTGGCGCTATTCTTGTTGAAATAGCTGCTTATTATGCAATGGCAAGTATGGCGCTCATTGAACGTGGACGTGAAGCAACTTTAAATGACTCTTCGCTTTCTTTTCAACCACCAACGGTATCGGAGCTACTTAATACTCAATATTCAACACTTTTAACCCATTGTTATGAAAAATTAAAATATATAAAAAATAGCCTTCGTCCTAACCCTATAGGGTTAGGAGTTTTTACTATGTCTGGATATTCTAACCCAGCCATAGCTAGACTTAGACACGCGCGCGAGAGGCGTTTGGTTTAAGAAACCAGCATTAATTTACATATATTTTTTAAAATAGTAGTCGCCTGTTGTTATAGTATATGTTAGGGATATGTATGAGAAAATATATATGTAACGAAAATTTTTTTGATGAATTAAATGAAAAATCCGCCTATTGGGTTGGTTTTATAGCAGGTGATGGTTGTGTAAGAAAACATAATTATTCTTATGTTTTAAAAATTGCTTTGGCTACTAAAGATATCTCACATTTAGAAGCTTTTAAAAAAGATATAGAATTCACTGGTCCAGTGAATTCTTATACTATTATTAATAAAGATAAAAGTAAAACTTTAAAGAAAGATAAGTATTTTTCATCTCAAGTTTCAATAACATCAAAACATATTTTTAATAAATTAGGTGACTACAATGTAGTTCCAAATAAGACCTATATCTACAGTGTTCCAGATATTATAAAAAATAGTAAATATGTAAACCATTTTGTTAGGGGGTGTATAGATTCTGATGGTTGGATTATTAAGCACAAAAATAATGGATCTTTAGTAACAACAAATATAAGAGTTGGTTTTTGCGGCACTGAGAATTTTGTTAAAGATGTTTTTAACATAATAAAAAATAATTTATCAATATCTGGTGGTGATTTAATAAAAAGAGATGATATAAATTGGAATTTCCAATTCGAAAAGAAAGAAGATGTACACAAAATAATTGAATGGATTTATGAAGATGCTACTGTTTTTTTACAAAGAAAAAAAGACAATGCTGATATGGCTTCCGAATTTTATAAAAATATTTTAAAATATGACAATTTTTTACTTAGTGAAGAAGAATTGAAATCAGATTATGATGTTTTAAAAAGCATTAAAGAAATTTCTAAAAAATATAATAGAAGTAAGAGAATAGTTAGCAAGCGTATGCGAGAACTTGGTTTGGATTATAAAAACAAAGATAAGCCTAAAAATGTATATAATGATTTTTTTGATTTTGACTCCGAAAAAAAATTTTATTGGGTAGGATTTTTGGCTGGCAAATCTTCTATTATAAATAGAGGCGGTAAAATAAATTTAGCAATAAATACTAATGATAAATCTATAATAGATAAGTTTACTCAAGATTCTGGTATGAGTATTAATGTTTGCCAAATGGAGAGTAAAAGTAAAATAAATTACCAAGGGTCTATTTTTGATGATGATATAATAAAAAAATTGAGCGAATTTAATATTACCGCAGACAAAGATGTTAATTATAAGATACCTGAAAAATTATTAAATAATGAACAGCTTAGGCATTTATTGAGGGGATATTTTGATGCTAGAAGTTCTCTACAAATAAATGAAAAAATAATTTTTACAGTAAAAAACAATAAATGTTTTATAAACCAGATAAATGATATCTTTAATTCAAATGGTATATTAATAACTGCAAAGATCAAGGAATATGAATATAATAAAAGTCATGAAATACGATATATAGGATCTCAAGCTAAAAATATATTAAATTACCTCTATAAAGACGCTACCATTTATTTAGATAGAAAATATGATAAAATAAAACATTTGCTTGATAAATAATCATATTAATATGGCATCATCAAAAAAATATACTTTAGAAGAAGTTAAGCAAATTTCAAAACCAGATCTAATAAAAATAATAAACAAAGGTAGAGAATATATAAAAAACCATCAAGTAACTAAAGATGCTTTTAAAAAATACAAAGCTGATCTTAATGAAATTGATTATATTCCTATTATGTTTGAAGATCTAGATGTATCAGCAAAAACTGATCATGGTATGATATTATTAAATTACGAATTACTTTGTGACGGTCAATTTGAAAAAGATTATTCTTATCTAGCTCATGAGTTAGTTCATTATCTACAACAAACATGTAGACCAGATGGTACAATGCCTTTTGATGGTGAGTATTTAGACAATCCAGATGAACAAGAAGGATTTCAAGCACAAGTTAACTTTATACAAGATGAATATGGTGAATCTGAGGCTTCTAAATATGTTGATCATTTATTAGAACATCATGAAATCAGTAATAATAAAAAGGATAAGCTATATAACAAGCTTATGCCATAATTTAAGATTTATGTATGTCATTTTACACAATAGAGAAAAGATTTGGTTTAGAATCAGTAAGCTCATTGGGGGATGGATACAGTGTAGCTTTAAAATGGTATCAAGCTTACCCAGATAATCCAACAAACTCAATTGCATACAATATATACTATTCAACAAATCAAGAAGATGTATTTAAAGAAAATCCAAAACTAGTTAGCATAGATGATAAACTAGAAACAATATTAACAGATTTTATTCCAGGGCAATTATATTACTTTGGCATAAGACCCATAGAATATAATCCAATTGTATATGATTTTTCATTGTTAGTTGATGTAGATATAAACATGAAAGCATATCAAACAACTATTTTATCAGAAGATATAGATGGATATCAAACAAATATACCAGTAGACGACGCAACTGGTTTTCCATTATCTGGTGTTTTAAAAATAGGTTATGAACTAGTTGAGTATGATAATATAGTTGATAATGTTTTTAATGTAACTTTACGTGGTGCTGGTGGAACTACAGCAAGACTTCATACAAAAGATGGTTACGATGGTATTAGTTACTTAGATCCAGATGTTTATTATTTTGTGGTTGGTGATGATCCAAGATTTGATAAAATAATTTTATTACAATCTAGATTTGAATATCCTAATTTTGCTTTCACAGAACAAGATGGATACAAACAAGTAACTGAAGATTTATTGTATACTGATTTATCTGGAAGCGATGCTCAAAATATAGATTTCCCTTCTTATGATTATGTTGGATGGCATAGAACAGATCCTAAAAAAATAATAGCTGGAGAATGTGTTGGTTCTTACATTGGAGGATATCGATATTGTGCTGATGGTTACTCTGGTGTTGGTATGATGGTTAGAGGAATATCATTCCAGGATGCAAATAATCAAAGGCAGGAATTACTTCTGGAGTCAACCGGAGATCCGTGCGTTTTGCTTAAGATGCAAAAGACTGGGATTGTTTGTAGCTGTTATTTAGCTTCATCTGAGTATCCAGATGATCGGTGTCCTAATTGCTTTGGAACTAAATTAGTTCTAGGTTTTAATCAATATTTTAATCCAAGAAGATCTGATGGGAGAATAATGGTAAGATTTTCTCCTGGTGAAGATGATGTTAAGATGTATGAAGCTGGACTAGAATCTGAGTTTTCAACTGAGGTGTGGACATTAACTGTTCCTACTATAGCTGATAGAGATATTCTTGTTAGGTATGATGAATCTGACAATGAAGAATATAGATATGAAATATTATCTGTCACGAGGCAAAGAACATTCCTTAGACAGCAAGGTGGTCAAAAAGCAAGAGTACAAAGAATAAGAAAAACAGATCCAGCTTATAAGATAAAAGTATTTAGTAATACTTCTTTAGAGCCGCAAGATTACTCTACTACATTTTCTATCTCTAATGGCATTCCTTTACACAAGCATGACATTAGAATAAATGAGAAATCTATAAATAATTTTTCACAAATAACAGATGTATCTGCCGGGCATTCACATGTTGTTAAGTATAATGCATCTACAAATAAATTAGATGTATCAGTTGTATTAGGACATACTCACGAGATATTACTATAAGGAATATATGACAACACCAACAAATTATGGTAAGTTAGCAGTAAGTCTTGATACATTTAATTCTCATGCATCTGGAGCCTCGTCAAAACATGAGGCAACAACAATAACTCTAGATCCAGCAGTAACCATAGATGGATACTCAGCATCTAATGTAAAGTCTGCTATTAATAAACTAAACTCATACATTGCAACAGTTGCCTCGACGGCTCCAAGTGACGCTAGTACTTCCGCGAAAGGTATAGTTAAACTTGATGGTGATTTGTCTGGAACAGCATTACTACCAACAGTGACAAGAGTAACAGGTAATTCCAGTACAACTTCAGTTGAGCTAGATCAGGTTAATTTATATTTTACTGATACGGCTGGTACAGCACATAAGATAGGTTTTAAATCATCTAATCCAGTTGGTAATCCTGGCACGCTTACTATACAAGGGCAACGAGCAAGGCTAAATCTTTTTAGCGTTGTTAATGGTGGTGATGTAACTATAATAGGTGGATTAAAGAACACGCTTAGTGCTTCATCAAGAAATGGAAAAGTTTTCGTTAAGACTCAAACTGGAGATGTAATAGTAGCAAAGGAAACTGGAGTGACAGCAAACATACTTTCATTATTTAATGATGTATCTTCTACTGATTACCCAAGCTCTGTTGATAAAACAATTTATGTAAGGGATGCTTCTACAGATCCTATAGCTTTGCCTTTATCTGGATCAATTTTATATTCTAATGGTGGGTTTTTAAAAGTTAAGCATGGCAATGGTGATAACTTTGCAATTGGAGACCATCCAGAAAGATGGTCTGCCAATATAGGTATAGCTTCTGGGTTTTCTTCAGGTTTGATATGCGATGCGAAGAGAATAGCAACCACAACACTTGAACAAACTATAAGTTCATTATCATTTAATGAAAATGATGGTGTTATGATTGTAAGTGTTGACATGGTTGGATTATGCAATACTCCAGTATTTGGTTTTGCTGGGTATAAGTTTGTTTCTACATTGAAAATTAATGCTGGCACTATATCTACAATATCTACTACATTTTTACATTCAAGCGAAAGTGGTGATGCTGTTAATTGGAACGCTCCTGATGTCACAAGTAATTCACCATATCTTATTGAGGTTGTAACTGGTGTTAGTCCCGATACTTATTCAATAAGTTGGTTTGCAAACGTTGCATATTCATACATTGAGAACTAACCAATATTCCCTAATTGTTATTAGGGAATAAATGGATTTAGCGTTATCAATGTTATTAAGTTGGCAATTTATATTGTTTTGCCTAGGAATAGCTGCATTAACATATGTAGTTAGGATTATTGTTGAGTATGTACTTGGACAATTAAACAAATTGAAATCAAAGCTATGGAACGAATTATTATTACCAATTGGTCCTGTAGTTAGCGGACCAGTTATAGCATGGTATTTTGAATCTTATCCATATCCATCAGATTTAAAGCAAGTTGGCGGCAGGGTTGTATTTGGATTAGTTGCTGGATTATTTTCAGGATTAGTTTATAAGATAGTAAAAGGTTTAATAGGTGATAAGTACAAAACAATAAGTGATAAAGCAGAAGATTTGTCTTTAGATAAAGTTGCATCACAATTAAGAGACACAATAGTTAAATAAAGCGATATTAAGTATATTAGTTTTGGAGAATAAATGAGTAACTACCCAACATCAATAGATAATGATGCAACAATTCCATCAGTTAATGATAATATTACTGAAATTGGAGCTGAAGCAATAAATGCTCTTAAAGAAGCTGTAATAAATATAGAATCTGAATTGGGTATTGGTTTATCCGGATCAGTAGCAGATCTTGCAACAAGATTAGATGTAGCTTTAAATCCAGACGGGACAATAAATTCATCAGTTTTAATATCTGCTGGTTTAGTTACTTTACCAATAACTAATTCACAAATATCAGCAACAGCTCAAATAGATGAATCTAAATTAAATTTAAATTATCCAACATCAACATTAAATACAAGTATCGCGTTGGCAGAGGCTCATGCTCAATCTGCTTTAGGATGGATAAATCTAAATTCTAATAAAATTTCAAGCCACATAGATGGGACATCTTTTTTCCATACATTATCCGCTATAGAAGTTGCAAGTGACTCATCTGGATATTTAAAAAATAAATATCTAACAAATAGAGATAATACAAACTCTTATACTTTTATTGATGATCTTAATAGTGATTTTGTTGATCATCAAAGAAAAGATGGAACAACTGTATCTTCAACAAATGTAACTACACTTGGTGGTGGTAATTATCCAGATAATTATTCACATACCGCTGGTGCTATTTATATAAACACAAATAATTTTGCCACTATACCACAAACAACAAATACTTTACAAGAGCTAGCTGAATTCATAGATAACACATCTATATTTCTATATGGCTCCAGAGTTCAAAATTTTTACTCTAATGGTGTATCTAAAGCTTCTAGATCAGTTTCATTGAAGTCAGATACCAGAAGCATAGAATTGATTCCAGCAACAACGGCTAGGACGTATCTAAGAAATGATGGTACAACTTCCGTTCCAGTAGATGATATTTCAGAAGGTGATGACATTATTGAGTTCACACCAGAAGACGTTGTTACAAATAACAATCTTTTTGATGCACAATTTTCTTTGGTAAATGCTGGGGATATTGTCGTTGTAAACTATGGAACAGTACAAGCTGAATTCATAGTAAAAGAAAAGAAATATCTATATGGTGGTGGTAAGCAATACATTATAAGAATAAATGGTACAAATCTAAAATATACAACATCCGCAAGTGTATCTATATATAGAAAACAATATACAACTGATAAGCAACATGTGCTAGCATTAGCTAATGCAGAAAATGTAGATGCTCAATTAACAAGCTTAATAGCTATACATCCAAGAAGCGCATCTGTACTTGGAATTGGATTCAATCCAAATCTATTAGACACAGAGCATTATAATTTGTATCTAGCATTTTATCCTAATGGAAATCTAGATGGTTATGAAGTACTACCAGCAATTGACGTAACAGGTAATGCAGGTACAACTCCAGGTAGATATACGTTGGAGTACATTGTTAATAAAACAAATCTAGCATTCAGGATAAATGGATACAACTATAGATTTGCTGCCTATCAATACAATGGCGAATTTGGAATTGCATTAACTGATCCATATAGCAATTCAGCATTTTCAATAATATCAGGAACAGTAGATTCAGCTGGAGCATATGACCAAACATCAACTGTAGCTTCTTATCCAAACAATGTTGTAGATGTTTTTGACTATTTAGATACGCTAAGTGAAACTCAAAAACCAAAAGATGCATTAGGATTTGGACCAAGTGCAGCAAATATAGCTTCTCCACCTTATTTGGGTGATTATGCAACAGAAGAGCAAGCATTGTATCCAACAAAAGTATTCTTTCCTCTAAAAAGAAATTACTACTATGTTAATGGAACAGAGAGAGATACATTTTCTCCAGATGTCAATCAAATAACAGATGGATATGGTGATGGTTATTGGCTAGCAGAGATAACAGATGTAACTGTTATCCCAGGACCATCTGGTAGGGTTGATGTTACATACAAAGTTCCATATGATTTATTAACATCGAATATAAAAATAGGTAAAACATTAGTTATCCAACCATTAACTGATGGATATTTTATTGATTCTGGAAGATTTATGATCAGTGATATTTCATCTAACATGTGTGATGGATACTCTGATTTCACTAGTATAACTGTATATGATGCTGTACATGGGTTTGGATCCTCACCAACAACAACGGCTGATATAGGTACTTTTGTAAAGCTATACTTCAATTACGATTCAATAGGCTTTAATGATCAAAATGCAAGTGATGATACAGTAATCAGTCCATTTAAAAGATATTTTGAGGTGTATGTAAACCAAGATGGAAAAACATTTGCTCATGAAAGAGCAAGAATGTCAACTGATCCAGCTGACATAACAGTATTATCCCAAACTTTATATGGATCACTAGCTGCTTCAAATATAGATGTTTGCTATATTTCTCCGAAATTAAAAGGATATACTTATGGTTCTATAAAGAAGATAAGTTTAAACTTGGATTATACCTCTACCACTGGGTTAGTACTAGCTTACCTTAATAATTATAATGGTGTTGCCAATAAAACCAGGGGACCAATAGCTCAAGGATTTATTGGTGAAAGGATAAGAGTATATGATGAGTCAAATATCGATTTTATCGAAATAAGATTGGATATTGATAATACCGTAGCCTCATTTAGTTCAGAAAATATAGACATACAACTATATAATTCTTTGGAGCTAGATCAGGAATTATTTTTACTTGGAAGTTGCTTATTAAATACATCTACAAACAGAATATTAGTATTAAATGATCTAAGAGAGTTTGGAAATGTTGCTGAAAAGGATATAAGCAAATCTTTAATAGATTTTATAGGAATGGGTGATAAGTACCTACATTCAAATGGAGTTGTATCGGGATTTGATTTATCTCCAGATGCACCAAATCCAGCTGATAATCAAATTTATTTAACAGGTGGTATTGCTTCAGTAAATGGTAGATTTGCATTATTAAATGCTGATACTGTGGAGATACCAGTAGTTAAAGAAAATGTTTCATCATCATATTACAATGTACTTTGGGCTTTATGTGTTAACGATAAATCTGAATATGTGTCTATACCAATAACAGATATTCAAATTTCAGGAAATTATACGCCAGGATCAAGAAAGGTCTCTTTAACTGAATTAACAAGTGCAACTACGTACAAAGTAGAATCAAGTACGATAGAAAAACTATTGGTAAGAAAAGATTTAGTTATTTTATATCTGGTTAATTCAGTAATAACTGGCACTGGTCCATATACAACAACTTTAAATATAATGGATATGAAGCGCTATGCTTATAGCACAGATAGTTATTCAGCTAAATATACAGATATAAAAGAATTTGGAAATTATAGGTCTATAACATCTATTGTTAATAATTTAAGATTCAATGGATCTAATATTAGTTTTGTTGATGTCAACGGAGCTGTAGAGGGATGTGAGACAGATCTTGTATTAACACAATCAAATATAATAACAATATCTGGTGGTGGACCAGATGTATCTTCTATTTTATTTACAGATAGGACTTTAAATGTTAAAAATATACATTTTAAAAATCTAAGATTACAAATAGAAAATACAACCACAAATAATGTTTTGAATATAGATGATAAATGTGAGTTTGAAAACTGTGAAATATCTATAACAATGACTGGATCTGGATTTGCAGCCGGCTATGCAATTCAGGTTGGTGATAATGTTAAATTTAATAACTGTGCATTTGACATAAATTATGATGATATAGCCGCATCTGGTGAAAAGATGATAAGCTTGATTGGTAACAATATAGAATTTACCAATTGTACATTCATAAGCTCATTCGGTCAAAGCGTTGATTTTAACTCATCACCATATTACATATATGGCTCAGCAAGAAGCAATGTAAAAATTAAAGACTCAAGTTTTGCTGGAAATGAAAGATCATCTATTTATTTTACAAATTCTAGTAAAATAGAAATAGTAAATAACACATTTAATACAACTTTAGATGCCAGTACATATGTACCTGGGTATTCTAGTTCAAATATATGTAATTATTTTTATGAAGGGATAGTTCATATAAATTCGTCTTCGACTGGAATATCGAACATACTAATAAGAAATAACTCATATACCTCTTCTGTATATAATAGAAAAGATTTCTGTTCAGTTGTATTTTCAGGATCAGATGCTAGAATTAAAAATCTAACTATAGAAAATAATTATTTTGAAGATACATCTTCATCTGAAGTACAACATACAGCACTAAGCGTAATTTATACTTCGACCAGTCCAAATATTTTAAGAACTGGATATCTAGAAGATTGTATAATCAGAAACAATTACTGCAATAAAGACCAAGGATTCCTAGTAACATCTAATCATTATTCATCTGATGATAAGATGTATATAAAGATGATTCCAATCAATGTTGTAATAGAAAACAATTTATGTGGATCTATAGGTTATTATGGTGGTTCATCTAAGAAAACAACTTCAATTGGTTACAACCATACATCTAATAGGTATTCATCTAACTTAGTGATAAGTAGGAATACAACAAACCTAGTATTCAACGCTAGAGCTGATGGTAAGCAACAAAGAATAACCACGCTAGACACTGGTGTTACTGTAAATCTAGCACAATATGCTACATGCGAAACTAAAATATCAGAAAATACTTCAAGTTATATTTTAGTAGGAATAGCATATAATACTGACTCTTCATTAAAGATAGTTGACAATATTTGTCCAGCATTAGATAAACAATGGTTAGTTGATAATATAGGCTATTCTTATATTGGCGGAAATACTGTTGTTAGCTATTCAATAATAGTTGATTCATTGAAGCATAATGCAGCACCAACAGCATCAACAAGTAGACCAGCAAATGATGAAAATTCTTCTTGCATAATATCTAACAATACAATACATCAAGGGTTCTGGCTAAACTCATCTGGAGTTGCTTATCTAGTGCAGCCAATTGGCTATATCTATTCCAGATCTTCAAGTGTGATCGAGAATAACTATTGCAGAGATACACAGGGTAATTTAACACACCTAATATCCGTTGGTGCAGCTAATTGTATAATTAAAGGAAATAATATATCTAGGAACGGAGTTGATAGTTCAGGTACAACTGAAGGATATTTTGGTTTCTATAATGATGAATCTACAGCTTGGGATGGTGCTAATTCTCAAGGTCTTGTTGTAGATAATATAATGGATTCGGAATATTTAGATGTCAGTTTAGCCGACAATATAGTTAAAAATAAGTTTCCAAACACATGGACAGTAACTAGAAATATAAATCAAGTTGGTTATCAGAGTTTTTCAATAATCTCTGACACTGTTGAATACATATCTGGTGGCGTTACTCAGTCTACTTTAATTGATTCTGATGTAGCTTTTGCCAGGCTACAGGATGCAAGCTCGAACACATATAGCTCATTAATGAGTACAATGTTTTGCTCTAATACAACACAAGACAAATTAGTGCAAGTACAATATAATCTTGGTCAATCATTGCCAGATAATGTTAGAGTATTGAGCGCTTCAATGAGGATAAAGAAATTAGGTGCTGGAACACTAAATTCTTCATCTCCAGCTTCAGAGTTTAGAATATCATTAAATAGATTAACAACCTCATTTAGTAATCCTACAGGATCTATAGATTTAACCTCAATAACAACTTCAGATACATTTGTTGAAACATCAACAATAGTGACACAGAGTTTAAATTCTGGATTATATGATCCAGCTGCCGTTAATACTGTATTTAGCTTATCTTTAGCTGCTGTTAGCTCAGCTACAGAAAAATTTGTTATCAACGATAGGTCACCAATAATGTTATCATTCAATTGCCTATTCCAAGTTGCAACAGGTAATTTAAACATAATTCTATCACCAATGGTTGTTAAATACAAATGGTAATATGGCTTCAACTAATAACTTCTACAGATCAGATTTAAACTCGATACACAATCTTGTTCAATCAAGCATGATTGTGTATCCTAAAGAATTAATACTAGCTGTATTAAAAGACTTTTTTGCTAAGGACTCTTTCTATAGATATGTTAAGGATGAATTTGGTTTTGCTAAAACTGTATCTCAAAAAGATCTAGAACTTGAAGATGGTTTAATAAATACAAAAACAACTAGATTATTTATAGGTGAAAATTATAGGAAAGATGTTATCTTTTATCCAGCAATTTTAATAAAGTCTAATGGTATGAAATATACACCAATTTCATTTAATAGAAATGAAGGAACCATACAATACAAAAAGGTAATTTATGATGATGGATATGGTCATCAAGTTGAAGTAACAAAACCAGCTGCATTTGTTACAGCTGGTGCTTGGGAAGGTTCTTTAACCATAGATATTTATTCTAGATCATTAAGGGCTTGTGATGATCTTTCTGAGTTAGTTGGTATGGCTTTAACAGAAATTTATTTCAATGTTTTAAGTGATGCCGGAGTACTTGTTAAACCAGTAAGTATTGGTGGATCGAATACTCAAGAAGATAGAAATGATAAACTTTTTAAGCAAAGTATAAATTTAGACATCAGGACAGAGTATAGAAGAGAAATTCCAATCTATAATTTGATAGAAGCAATAAACTTTGTAATTGAGTTTGATGATCTATCAAGTGGTGAATCTTCACCTGCTACAGATCTTACTATAAATTATAAAATAGAATGATTAATATTTTCTAATTTATAATTGAAGCCAAGTAATTGAACTGGGCATAAAAAGAAAAATAATTAAGAATAAGAATTCAATGTAAATTCTAGCAGGATAAATATATGGCAAATATTCCAGGTTTAACAAATACTATACCTAGCGTTGTATCAGATGTTACAACACAATCACGAGGTGTTTCACTACAAGGTGGCGCTCGCGTATTAGCTTTGATTGGTGAGGGAAGCACAACAGAAACTCTGGTTTCTACTGCCGTAGGTGGAGGTAAAGATGGATTAAATTCTTCTTATACTTCAACCACTGGTTCTGATGGTAGACACTTTAGAGCCTCTGCTTTTCCTCTAACAGAAAATAGAACAGTTGTTAGGAAAAATGGTGTAACCTTAACAGGTTATGAAGGAACCATTGATTCGAATTCATTTTCAAGTAAATATGATTATAGGTTTGATCCAGCAACCGGAAAACTAGAGCTTCAAAAAGCTTATATAGTTGATCAAGGTGGATCTACATATGTTCCTCTAACAACAAACGTTGGTATTGGTACAATAAACAGTCTAACTCTACTAGATCTAAATGCACCAAATGAAACATGGACAATTAGATGTATATCAGTCCAAAGAAACAATCTAAATGAACCTTTAGATCAAGTTGCTAAATTCATAGCAATTGGCTCTGTTTCAGGGGCAAAACTTGATTCAAATGGTAATCCAATAATTTGGGTTGCTAATAATCAAGTAGTAAATAACTCAATATTGAGATTCTCAATACAAGAAACACAATCAAGCGGATCTTCAGAGTCTCCATTTAGAGAGGGTGATGCATTTACAATAAAAGTTGCCAGCGGTGTTCTAAGCACAGATGATTCATTATCTCTAACATACATTGCTACAACAACAATAAATGATCCACAGGCAATGCAAGGTATGAATGATGTTATCAAAAAGCATGGTATCCCAAGCTTAGATAACAATCTTTCTCTAGGCGCCCAATTAGCTTTCGGTGCAGGAGCTTCTACTGTAATATGTGTTCAAGCAGCACCATCAATGCCAAGAAGAGTTTCTTATTCACTTATTGATGCAATAAACTCAACATCAACAAATGATGAAGAATTTATATTTGCTCTACCAGAAACAGTGACTCCAAATGCAGATTCAGATATTCATTTCTTTGTAACAAATAATACAACTAATGAAGAAACACAACAACTACCAAACAAAATTGAATTTTATACTGTTGGTGAATCAGGCGGACCAACACTAACTGATTTTATCAATGATACAACACCACAACCATCAGGTTATTCATACTGTTATTCAGTAATAGAAAGAATAGCCTCTGTATCAACTGGTGCCGATGGTTATCTAGCAAGAGATCCTTCTTTCACAACAAAAGGTATATTTAGCTCAGCTGAAGAATTTGACTCAACATATGTAAGCAAAACTTTAAGACTAATTGATGCTACTAATGTTGCAAATATAGGTGAGTTTACTGTAACAGCAGTTAATGATGGAAAACTATATGTAACCGCGACTAGCTTCTCAGAGTTTGTAAATGAATCCTCAGTAACATTCTCTTTGGTTGATTCATTAACAGATTTATCATTAGCTGATGATACTGATGGTACTCTAGTTAAGATAGCATCAACAGATAAAGCTACATTTACTTCTACAGCAGTAGATTTTAGTGTGTTCAATGATATTATTGGTAAAAAACTAAGAATATCATCATCAGATGATAACAATGGTTTATACGATATCTTAAGCTATGACTCAGGAACAAATACACTAACAATCAAAAAAGCTTTTGTTTCAGAATCAGGGTTAAGATATGAAGTTCTAGATTCAGCTAACACAAGTAAATATGTAGTTGTAAACAGAGACGTTGTTCCAAATGGTTATGCTTTAAGAGTAACACTAATAGATGAAAAGGATGCCGCATTCTTCGACGCTGGTTGGTTGTCAGCTCTAGAATCGCTAGAAACAGTTGAATGTGATATTTTATCTGTTCTACCAAAACAAACAAAATCATCTATATTCCAAAATGCTTTAAATCATTGTAAGCTAATGAGTAATATAAGAAATAAGAAAGAAAGAGTATTATTCATGGGAGCTATCCAAGGATTAACCCCAGATAATTTGACTGGTACTGAAGATGCCGCTGTAGAAGACATTGGAGTGCTGGAAGGTATCCAAGGTGATTCAGTCACAGAAGTGCTTGCAGCCAATGTTGAAGATTTAGCTAACTATTCTGTAGCTGATGCCTTCGGATCAACCTATAGAAATGTTTATCTTTACCCTGACGAGGTTGTTGTTAATGTAAATGGCACTAATACTTTAGTTGATGGATTCTATATGGCTCCAGCGGCAGCAGGATATGTAAGTGCTGACCCAAAGATTGAAAATCCACTAACAAATAAAGTAATTCCTGGGTTTACAATTCTAAGAAACAAAACATATAACCTAACAACACTAGAGGCTTTAGCACAAGCTGGTGTTACAACTCTTCAACCTGTAAGTGGTGGTGGTAGAGTAATATGGGGCAAAACAACAACTCAATCTGGTTTCCCAGAAGAAGAAGAAATCAGCATAGTATTCATAAGAGATAGAGTTGCTAAGATAATGAGGGCGGCTTTCCAAGGATTCATTGGTACTCCAGAAAGCTCAGATCAAAAAGCTGTATTGACAAGCAGAGCTGTTCAAATATTAAATGCACTTGTGTCTCAGAAATTAATAACTGCATACACAGATCCAGTTGTTGAGAGAGATGGTACAGACCCAAGACAATTTAATATCTCTTTTAATATCCAGCCAACGTATCCAACCAATTGGATTTTTTTGAAAATAAATGTCGGTCAACTATAAAAGTATTGAATAAAAAAGTGTGTTGTTATGAAGGCAACACACTTTTTTATTTTCAATGAAGAATATTATTTTTATAACTTCAAAAGCATACAGAATGAAGATATATGCAAAAATATAATAAGTTATAGTAATACAACAAGCAATAAAATTATCCACATATCTAAAGCTTTAGGGATAAGCAAAAATACTGTTAAAACTTTCTTTAAATTAAATAGCCAAGATAAAAACGCTTTAATGCAAAGTATAACTAAAAAATCGTGTGCTATATGCAAGCAAATTAAAGATAAAAATAATTTTTCTAAAACTAAAAAAATTACTAAATGGGGTGAGCCAATTTATAATTGTTATTGTAATATATGTCAAATAGAATATACAAAAACAAGTGGTTTAGAGTATAGGAAAAATAATAAAGAAAAAATAATTGAAAGGTGGAATAAGTATAAGAAAAACAATAAAGAGGCTGTTAAAATTGTACATAAAAAATATGTATTACGTAAAACAAATATAGATCCTTATTTTAAGTTCAAAAGAAATTTTTCTTTAAGAATGACTAATATTTTTAAAATAAAAGATAAAGATATGATTTATAGTTTATTCGGGTATTCTTTAGATAACCTAAAGATTCATTTGGAATCTAAATTTGAATCATGGATGAATTGGTCTAATTGGGGTAAATATAATATTTCTAGTTGGGATGATAATGATAGCACAACATGGAAATGGAATATAGACCATATAATACCACAAAGCTCATTAAAATATAAAACAATCAATGATGAAAATTTTAAAAAATGTTGGGCACTTGATAATTTAAGACCACTATCTGCAAAAGAAAATTTGATAAAATCAAATAAGATTATATAAAATAAAGCAGCAATTAACGCGCGATCATACGCGCGTTTTTTATTTTGTGTGTATTATAACTAGGCATTTAATTAATATTACTAATATATAAAAATTATCTTGAGGGATATTAAATGGCTAATAGTAAATTCTCGTCTTCTGCTAATACAAATTCTACACTTGGATACACTTCAGGTCAGAATAAAACTAGCACATCTTTATCAACAAATATATTAATATATGTTGATACTGGAAATGGTATTCTACCAATAGGTGCAATACAATCATTAAGCATAAAAGAAAGTAGAGATGTAAAAATGATAAATGAAGTTGGAACTGATGGTAACATCGATTCTGTTCCAACTAGTGCTGTGCAAATATCTGGATCTTGCAAAAGAATTAGATATGATGCTTTAAGAGCAACTGAAGCTTTTGGTAGAGCATATCTACATTTAGCTTCTCAAATCTATCCTTTTGACATTTACATCATAGACAAAAATCGTAGAAATGGTGGAAAAGTTACAACAGTAATTAAAAATGTTTGGTTTACAGATACATCAATAGATTATAGCTCAAATGATTGGATTATAACAGATGATGTAAGCTTTAAAGCTGAAAGGGTTTATAGCTTCCTATCTGAATCTGGTGGTAAATCAGCTGCTACTGGTGGTGATCTTGGTATTACACCTGCTGGTCCTATGAATTCTGAAGGGGTTAGCGATGTTGAAAGAGTAGTTGATGCTGGAAAGGGTGGAAGACTTGGATCTTTGGATTCAGGTGGTTTACTTGATCTAGTAGATTTCTCAAGCAACGTATTTTAATTAAAACAAAAATTGATATATAACCTATGGGAGTAATAAAATATTTCCATAGGTTATTTTATTTAAGGAATAAGATGGCAGGATTTGATTCACCAATAGGCAGAAGAGATATTAAGCAAACAAAAACATTTGAAGTCGAAGATCCAGATCTAGATGAAGACATTGAAAATCAAATAAGAGAACAAAGAAAATTAAAAGCAGCTGGCAAAGAAAGAATGACCAGTAATGCTAAGAGAAGAATAGAGCTTCTTTTAAATATGACTGTACTAACAGAAGAAGTTACTTTAGGTAAAGTAAAATTTATACTAAGAACTCTTAAAGCTGGGGAAGTCAAAGAAATATTAAGCGTAATTAATCCATTAAGAGGATCTTATGAATTTGAGTTAGAGATGAAAAGACAAATGCTAGCTAGATCATTAGTTAAGATTAATGATTCAGAAGTGGAATCTTTTCTTGATTCAGATACTTTAGATGCTAGACTTGAATTAGTTGACTCATTAGAATCAAGTGTTTTCACTGGACTATTTCTTGGATATGAAAAGCTACAAAATAATTCAGAAAAATATTATGGAATTGCTAATGCTGAAAATGCAAAGGAAGTAGCTGAAGAAATAAAAAAATAAGATTTGAACCGGATCATAGATTTATTTATGAGTTATGTAAAATCTATAGGGTAACACCAGATGATGACTTCATAACAAATATGAATCCGGTTCTTAAGTTATGGTATTATTACAACTGGATAGGTGATAAGGAACAGCAGCAAGAAATCGCTAGAGACCATGCATATTTAACAGGTTCATTTATAGACCCAGCAGCCGTTAAAGCTTTAACTGATCAAGAAAACAAACACGTATCTACGGATGAAGAGTTTGAAGAATCATTTAAAATGGTCCAACAATATAACAATATTAAATTAGGCAATAAACCTAGAAGAACTAGACCTAAGCGAGAATAATGACTGATCCAAAAGATAACGAACCACTTCCAACCGTTCCTAGCGTAGAAGATACAAAAGCGGCAGCAGATTATGGTAAGGTTGTTGGTGAAAATGTTGATAAACAAAAAGACTTCACACAAGCAACTGATAAAGCAAAAGAAGCTACAAAAGAAGTAAAAGAAGCATATAAAGGCGCTAGAGATGGCTTACTAAGTTTTATTAAAAATATTCAAACAGGCACTTCATTAACTGATGCACAATCTATTGCTATTGGTAAATTATCTGCGCAGATATTTGATTCAACAAAAATATTTCAAAATTTTGGTGCAGCAAAACTAAGCCCTTCATTTTTAGAGCAATATTCGGATGTGTCTGACATTATAATGAAAGACATATTTCCTATGCTAAATAAAGGGGCTGATGCTGTTAATTCAGTCACTCAAAAGCTTCTTGGAATAAAATTACCAACAGATGTTATTTCTGGTGGCGCTGCCGTAATTGATAATTATTTAAGAAAGCAATTTGCTGCCGCTGATACGGCTACAAAATTCAGAGATGAAGTATTAGCAAATGCTGTTGCAACTGGCGTATATGGTGATGTATTAGATTCTGTTGGAGATGATTTATCAAATCTAAATAATCTTTTAGAAAACCATAATGAACTAATGATAAATGCTCAAAAAGCAACTGGTATGACAGATGAGCAAATACAATTGTTCTATAAAGAATTAAATAAGATACCAGGGGCTTTTAATAATTCAATTGCCACTGGTGGAAAGTTTAATCAAAGCATGCTTTCTGCTGTCGCAACATTATCAACTGCTACAAGAAGATCTGCTGCTGAGATAGGTGCTTCGATGATGAAGGCTTATCAAAACTATGGTGTATCAGACAAGAGAGCATTACAATTTGTTGCTAGAATGAGCGAGGCATCTAACAATCTAAAACTTCCATTTAATGTTGTAGAATCATTTATGGAAGATATAGCTGGTCAAGTTGGAATGCTTGGTGAAAATATAGATGCTTCAGCTAGGATACTTGATACTTATGCTGGTAGTTTTACTAAACTAGGACTAAGCGCAGATCAAGCTAAAAAATTAATATCAGGAATGACTAGCTCAGTATTGCAAATGAACATAGCTCAGAAAGCATTTTTATCTGCTCAATCAGGTGGTCCTGGTGGATTAATGGGTGGGTTTAGAATAGATAAGATGATGAGAGATGGTAAACTTGATGAAGTTATGAAGATGGTTGAATCTCAAATGAAAAAACAATTTGGAAGAATTGTTACATTAGACGAAGCGGAAAAAAGCCCTCAAGCAGCAGCACAATTGGCAAAACAAAAAACATTGGTTCAATCTGGACCTCTTGGTAAATTTGCACAAAATGATTCTGAAGCATACAGGGTATTAGAAGCTTTAAAAAACAAAGACTCTAAATCTCTATTAGAGCTTGGTAACAAAAAAGAAATGTCTGAAACTCCAGTTCAAGACTTCCTAGCAAAAGGCAATTCATTACAAGAGCAATCAATAACTATATTTAGTCAAATGGCTTCTGATCTAACAGCAATAAAGCAAAGAGGTGTATTATCTAATCTTAGTGATACTCAATTAAGGTATTCAGCTAATCCTGGTGGAAAAATAACACCGGGAACTCCTGATTTAAATGCTGGAATGAGGGGAAGATTAAAAGCAAATGCTTTAGGTGCAAGAGAGAAGGGTGAGGAGTTATCTGAAGTAATCAGAACCGGATTTGAGAATAAAAGATTTTTATCTAATCAAAACAATGAAGCAAGCCTTCAGTTAAGAAGCTTATCAAGTAATTTAGCTCAAGATTCTAAAGATATAGCTATGGCTCAAATAAATGCTGGTAAAATGGTTTTCGGTTCTAAAAACCTAATGGAAGAAGAACAAGCAAAGCTTGATGAAAAATATAGTAGAGAGAAGCTTTCACCAAAACCAAATGAAGAAACAAAAAAAGTATTAGATTTAAGAAAACAAAAAAATCCATTAGAAATGCCAGAGGATGTTATTAAAGCATTTTCAGTTAGAAAATCTGCCGAAACAGTTGCTTCAAATTTGACCAAAAGAAATGAAGATAAGATGAAAGAAAAGCAAGAGCATGATGTACATGTTGATGTAAAGTTTGATGGTGTATGTATACATTGTAGAGAAAAAATGCAAGCAGGAGCATCGTCTCAACAAATTGCGCGAAATGCTGGGGACGCTGCTAAGCAACAATAAATAGGATATAAAAATGAGTATTAAATTTCTAGAAGATATAAAAAAAGAAGTTTTTAATGATCCAACTTCAGATGATATACAAGGTCAAATAAACAAAAATGGTTTTGCTTTACCTCCAGTCGCAATAGCTAATGGAAATGGTCTTCCAACTATGAAGAATTATGGTAGGTATACTAAGGCTAAATTAAAGCGTAACATTATTTCATGGCTTGTTCCAGAGATAGGTCTAGTTAAGATGTATATAAATCCTGAGTCTATTTCTATCAATGATAAAAAGTTGATACAAAAAGAACAAACAAAGGGTGGATTCTCTTTGCAATATTGGGGAGAAGATCTAAAAACAATAAGATTATCAGGAACTACTGGAAGCTCTGGGATAGAAGGTGTTAATTTACTACACGAGATTTATAGAGCAGAACAACATGTATTTGATGGAACAGCATTAACAATAGCAAATAAAAATGCAGCTACTACAGATCTTATTTCAAAGGGCGTAGATTCTATATTTTCTGGTGTAGGTAGTTTATTCGGTGGAGGGTCAACAGTTTCATCTATATTAGGATTAGGTGCTGGATTAACTAAAGGCGCACTTGGTGTAGATTCTAGTTTAGCACCAAGTATTATTCCTTCTCTAGCTCAATACGCTTTTACAGTTGAGATGTTTTATGATGGTTTAGTTCATAGAGGGTATTTTACTGATATGTCTGTTACCGAAGCTACGGATTTTCTTTTTAAGTATGATATATCTTTTACGGTTACACAAACGAGAGGATATAGAACTAATTATTTAGGATGGCATAAATCACCAAATAACGCACCAAGTAGAGATAATCCAGAATCACCTTATTCGGCTTATGGTGATGATTATTCTTTCGATAGGAAATTAGGATGAGTTTTTTAGAAGGCTTGACAAATAAATTATCATCAGCTCTTACAGTATCAGAGAATTCAAAAGACAATTTGAATTATTCTGATTTTGAAAATATATCTAATAAAGTAGATACATCTGCAACTAGAAATTATGTAGAAGAAGGGTTTTCAAGAACTGATCCATATTTCACTGATATTAAATCTATAGAGATACTTATGCAAGAGCCAAGCGCTACAGTCTTGGTTAAAAAGAAAATGTTTTCATCTCTTGCTAATAACTTTAGACCAGATTATATGAGCAAGGATGAAAAGTTATTTTATAAAGCATGCAATGCATTGTTTTATAATAAAGCTCAACAAATATCTGCTTTAGAAAGATTATCGAAGATAGAGAAGATAATTGATAAAAATGAAACACTAACAGATAGCTTTATGCCATCTATAATTAGTCTAGTTGATTCATTAACTGCAAATGATTCTATAGTTGGTACTACTAGCTTATTTGGTGGTAATAATGGTCTTAAAGATTTGTTTAGTATAACTGACCGTATAAGAAAATTATATGCATTTACCAAACCATCTCAATTTACTAAATGGATAGATTCGCCTACAGCAATGTTTTCTGGAGTTTATGGAGAAGGTACTGGTGTATTTGAAATAACTAACTTTACTGATTTCAGTACAGCTGTAGGAAATTCATTAGGAAAAGGTAGAGCGGATTTTAATATAGTTGATCCATATAAAGCCTCTTTTATTACAGAATATGATATCGAGAAGGCAATAAGTGATGCTACCAATTTGTTCTATAATAAAAAGACATTTAATTTCTCTGAGTCACAAATAAACGAATCCATTGGTACATATAAAGCTAAACTAAATTCTTTAAGATCTAAAAGAAGAGTTTCTGAGATAGATGTTTCTATTAACCCTGACTCTTCAATAGGAGAAAAAGTTGTAGCTAGATTAACTAATGGTCAAAAAATAATTTTTACACAGAATTCATCCAAAGCATTAGGCTCATTATTTTCTTTTAGTTTATCTAATAAATCATCTGAAGTAGAAGTCTCAGGTGCATATTTAATAGATGGAGAAATACTTGGCAATCAAGGTCTTAATACAAAAGCAGAAGATGTAAATGTTTTTGAGTCAGGAAGTTTCTTATACAATAAAACTTCTGAGCTTGAATTATTTCAAAACTTGATTTCTTCAATATACTTGAAACTTACACTAACTAATAATTCTCAAAATACTTTTCAAATAAATAACCAACTAACTAATTATGCAAGACGTAAGATGAATTTCTATTTTCTTGGTAGAAATATAATTCAGCCTATGGATGAAGTGAGAATATTCATTTCATCTAAAACAAAATTAGATTCAAATGTTAGCAGTGGTTTGCGTGAAGCATTTGCTGGTCAAAATTTTATAGAGAAATTCTCTTCAACAGTTTATGACATACAAAATCAATTCAATGCAATATTTAATGCATCCCAGAATCTAGATCTACAGGCTGAGAAATCAATATATGTTGGTCAAAGTTTTCCTAATCAATTATGGAATATGATCCGTGGGTATTTTGTTAATGATAAAGAAGGACCATGTGTATTTGCTGGGGTTGTTGGATCTTCTAATTTATCAGGATCTCCAGGATCTTATAAATTATCAGTTAATTGCTCTGACAATTCAAGTTATTTCAATAATGGGCAAGTAAATTTCAATCCAGGTGTTGATAATTTCAATGGTTATATATATGACCCATTGACACCGTTTGAATCCAAATTTGATCAAGTTAGTACAAATTTAACGAATCAAATTCCACAATTATTAGAAGAAAATAGAATTATATTAAATAATGCTGGCAAAGGTATATTAAAATATAAATCTGGTCCTGGAGCTGGGCAATTAGCGACTCAAGATAATTTTATTCAAGACGTATCAATAGATCCAAGAACTGGTGCTAAGAAACAAGTTTATTATGGTCCTGATGGATTAGTGTATAATTGGAAACAAGGTATAGGTGTATTTACTCAATACGGAAATTCAATTTCACTTAATGATCCATCAACCGTTGGTAATCAAAATGTATATAATAATCCATTTGCCGGTCAAGATGTAATGAATGTTATATCTTTGGCTATTACTGGTAAACCATATAATTTTATAAATTATTGGAAAGCTGTTCAAAATCTAGAAGGATACTCAAGAGATCCTTATAATAATACTGATGCAGCATATTCTTATTCTAACTCATTGAAACAAGACCTAAGCAAAAATAATATGCTATGGGGTAATTTTATACCTTTCAAAACTTTAGTAATAGATGAATTATCTTATGCTAAAGTTTTAAATGCCGAAAGATCTATACTTAGAACTGTAGATCAATTAGAGGATAATATAAACAAACTAAAAGATATAGACAATGGTTTGTATCTGTTTGGTTTATCTGGCATTGGTTCTGGAACAGATACTTTTGCTAAAGCAACAATATTATCAGCACAAGCACAAGCTATAAACAATGATGTAGAAGTGTTGAAGAATAATCTTTTACAGGAGGATGTTTCTAATTATGGTTTAAAAATTGTTGGCTCAGATGTTACTTTTGATGCTGACCAATTTCTATCACAAGAAGATCCTAATAAATCATTAAATCAATCTAATGTAAGAAGAAGCCTTAGAAGAAAAACAAACCAATTAACAAGAAGAATGCCTTGGGCTGTAAGAGCAAATGAAGACAAAAATCTATTAATCGTTGATGACTCTTATGATAAAGATTATGATATAGCTGCTTACGATAAAGCTTTACAATCAAATCTAAGCACTTTATATAGCAATGGATTTACTACAGTTGGTGAAAATATAACATCAGCAGCTAATTTATTAAATTTAGAAGTTTTTTGTGACACTCAAGGTCACATCAGGGTTCAACCACCACAATATAATAAAATCCCAAGCTCTATATTTGATAGATTGATACAAGAAAAAAGAATGTATGGTAAATCAATATATCCAGAATTTATAGATAATATGTTTACTAATCAATTAGATGCATTTAAAACAAAACTAGAAGTATCTGAAGATAATATAAGACTTTTATCTGCAATGATGGATTTAGCTGATGATAGTTCAATAAGTATATTTATCAACTCTTTTCCTAACTATGGAGCTGGACCAACTTTTTCTTTCTTAACTGATGATAATGGATATCTAATACAATATCAAGATTTATTAAAACAATCTTTACCAGAAGCTATAGAGAATCAAAACTTTCAGGCGATACAAAATCAATCTAATTCATCTAGATCTTTTTTTACTTCTGCTAATAGATATGATACCTTGTCACAATTTATGAAGCCAGAATATAGATCTAAGTTTACAGATGTATCAAGCGTATTTGCTTCAGATAGAATAAATAGAATAAATAATAGAATACAATCTAAAACTGGTCAAAAAGTTAATTTAGATAATTATATACTTGTAAGCGATCCAGGACTTATTAAAAATGTAATTCCTGCTAGAAAATCAATTGACATATTCAAAATAACAAAAGAGCTTGGAGATAGATTAGCCGAGAGACAAAGAACTGTTAAGCAATTCTATGAATCACTTAAGAATTCAATTGAGACTAATTCTATTTTTGATAATACTACACAGAATAGATTATTCACGCCAGGTATCAATAATAAAGCTGTACCAGAATCTTTAGAGCATATGATAGAAGATGAAAACTTTGATGACTATGGATTTGGATCAGGTTCCAGATATGTTATAAGAAATTATCAAATAAAAGATTTTTCAATAACTGAAGAGGCTCCAAATTATACTGGTGTAACTGTAAGTGGTTCTTTTAATCTATACGAGGAATCAAGAAACCAGGGTCCAGCTGAACTAAATTCATTGCCTGCGGGTGGTAATGGTTTAACGAGTGCAACAGCTATAGATTATGATCTTATGAGAATGTATGGCTTTAAAAGTGTTAGCAATGTAAACGTTCCATTCTTATCTGATCCACAATCACAATGTGCTCCATATGCATCAATGCTTTTAAGTATTGCCAGAAAAAATATACTAAGAGCAAACGTAACAATTGTTGGCAATGAATATTATCAACCATCAGAAGTTGTGTATATTGAAGATATTGGATTGCTATTCTATATAGAGAGTGTATCTCATAGATTTCAATTTGGATCAAGTTTTACGACTACATTGAGCTTAACTTATGGTCATGCTCCTGGTGATTACATCCCAAATGTTTTGGATATGGTTGGCAAAGTAATATATAAAAACCAAGACGCCAAAGATTTTATTAACTATAGACAGCAAAATTCATATAATGAACAAAATATTGGAATAATAATACTAGATCCAAATTCATCATCTGTGTTTAAATTAAAGTCAGACTCGGATGAGTTTGTTAGTAGATATTCTCAAGCTAATGCAAAAACTATAAATGATATTATCTATACCACAGCATATCGGCTTGATATTAATAATATCAAAGATCAAAACTTAAAAGTTACAATAGAGCTTAGAACATACTATGATTCATCTACACCTACACCAAATCAACTTATAAAATTAAAAGAAGAGGTATCCCAAATACTTACTGGAACAAAGCAAGTATTTAAAGAAAGCGCAAGTGGGGAAATAAAAATAACATTACCAAAAGAGTTTATAATTATAATAACCGATAGCTCATCTGAGATTAATTTAGATGATATGGAAGATACTAGATCACCATCTAATAAAGCTACTTCTTCAGCTAGGGATATATCTAATGATAACTCTTCTTATACTTCATCAAGCAAGTTTAAAGATAACTCTGACAAGATAAGAGAAGGTTTAATTAATTACATGATAGATTGTTGGATAAAGTTTGAGTATACAGGAAAACAATGAATAAAGGTGCTAGAATATTTAATGAAGAAGTTGGTTTACCTAGAGAAGGTTTTATAGTAGGATTTGATGCTATCAAAAGAATAGTTAAGGTTCAATTAAATTCTGGCGATTCTGTTCAAAACAAGTTTTATGTAGAAGCACCATTACCAATGATATCTGCGCAAAACAATGGGTTAATAAACTTATCTTATCCAACCAATGGTACTCCAGTTGTTGTCGCTCAAGGAAGCGGTGGTAGGTATTATATACTACAATATCTTTCTGATGGAATAGATCAGATTCCAATATCAAAGAATGAATATCTTTTGCAGTCAAGCGATTTTACTAAATTTAAATTATTGTCCAATGATATATTCATTGGATCAGATGAATCTAGAATAAATATAAACACTAATCTTGGTCATTACACAAGAAACTTTAATAATGAATATTCTTTTACGGATGGATCAAGAAAGATAAACTCTACAATATTTAGAGAAAGATATATAAATGTAAATTTAGCTGACTCTAACAACATATTAGATTCAAAAAGATATTTATTAAAGCAATCAGTTAACCTTGATCCTAAATCTAATGGTAATGATACTTCAGTTGGTTCAACTAAAAACCCAATGTTAATGGAGTCAAGGGAGTTAATATTTGAACACAAAAATTCTTCTAATATATTAAACGATGTATCTGAATCATTGAACTATAAATCAATAGTTGATAATAAATCTTATTCTTATCCAGATAGAACCAAATCACGATGTGATGTTTTGAATTTAAATCTAAACAACCCAAATTATCTTATAGAGACAGTAAAAGGTACACTTGTTGATATCTTTGGTAACATACTTGATCTTAATAGATATCCACTAGATTTTGATAGTACAACCACTTTATCTAACAATGAAAACATAGATAAAACTCAAACATTTCTAAATCTAAAAGCATTACAAAGAAAATCAATAGCTTATCATTTTGAACTTAACTCAAGAAAAGACTTATCTGGATCAAATGGTAAAATATCTATTCCTGATATTAATTCAACTGATGATAAAGCTAGGGCTAGAAGTAGATTCTTCTTAGACATAGATAAAGAAGGTCAGATAAAACTAAATGTTTCTGCTTCTAGTGAAACAGGCAACATACCAATATTATCTAGATATGAAAACTATTCTAATATATCTGAGGATGATAATAAAAATCCTAACAAATTAATATTTAGGGAAGATTATCTCGATGTACTGCATGATAGTTTTGGAGTAGGTGTTATTTCTGTTTTAAAGAATGACAATGAATCTACTCCTATTGATAGAATAACAAAATCTCATATAAAGCATGGTACAGCACATCATAATTTATTGAAAACATGTTTTGCTGCACAAACATTAGATTTTATAGATTATCAGAATGATACGACTATAAAGCTTGACTCAAGTTATTTATTAACTAATTTTATTCAAGAGAAGATAATAGCATATGGACCAAATGCAAATGCTGGCGGAAGAAGTGGTCAATTGAATTTTGATGGATCATTAGAGCTTAACGTAGGAGCTAATACAAGCGATAGGCAATCTATGTTGTTAGATTTTGCCGGTGGTGTTATTGGTAATATTGGTCGAGATAGAAATAACAATAGCATGATTTTGGGTATGGATGGAAATATGTTTGTGCAAATAGGTGGAAATGGAGTTTCTGGTGATTCTAGATTCAGTTCATTAAACAATGGATACCTTGATGGAACGTTGGATATTAGGGTTATGCGTCCAGGGTATCAAGCTACGATGCTAAGAATTGATAAAGAAGGTATTAAGGTTATGACGGCTGGTAGGATGATGTTTCATGCAAATAGTGATATTGTATTTAAATCTGATGCAAATATGACTATAGAGGCAGAGACATTGGTTATGAATGGAAGAGTTGTTTATAAAACTTTTGGTGGTGAAATATGAAAAAAATATCTAAAGTACTATATGATAGACTATATGTCCAAGCTGAGCTAGCCAAAGATATTGGCAACAAACAATTATCTGATAGCATATTTAAAATAATAGGCGCTGGAGTTGAAGAATCTGATCAGAATATAAATGAGATAGAGGATAACGTTAAATCTTCATTGATTAATTGCATAATAGATTTAGCAGACCATTATAACAAACAAGATATAGATATATCAGAGATAAATAAATTTTCAGAATTATTTGTAAAGTTATTTATTAAAAAATCAAAAGAACATCTTAAAGTAGATTAAGGAAAAAATGCCTTGTGATATTAATGATATTGATGTAAAAATAACTTCGCCAACTGGACCTTCTATACCAGGATTTGGCTCTCCTTTCAGTATTAGTCTTCCACAAAACCTATTTCAATTTCCAAATGGTTTTCCACAAAATCTTTTGGATATGTTTAATAAATTTAACATTAATTTACCAATAGGTCAATTAAAGTCACCACTTAATCCTAATTTCGGTAGAGATGCTTTTGATTCAATAATGAAATTATTGGATCAATTTTTTCCATTTCTAATGCTTTATAAATTCTTCTTACCAATACTAAATCTAATAGTTTGTATAATAGAAGTTATTTGTAGTTTAAAGAATCCTTTCAAGTTAAGAAGAGCTATACTTAGACTATTTAGAAACTGTATTCCAGATTTTCTAAGTCTATTTCCTATATTTGCTCTTATAGTAATGATAATATCTTTGCTATTATTAATTCTACAATTGATAGAATATATATTAGAGCAATTAAAAAAACTAATAGATGCTATTTTAAAAAACATAGCTACATTAGAGCATGCTATCAGTATAGCCGACGAAGAATCCATATTAGCTGCGTCTAAAAAATTCGCTGGATTTTTATGTTTTTTCCAAAACATATTTGTTATACTAGCTGCTTTCGCTGTACTCATACAAGCAATAAAAGAAATACTAAAGATAAAATTCAGAATCCCACCATGTGATAGTGATTCTGCTTCTAATATAACAGAAGAAGAGTTTTTAAATCAATGCTGCGGAACTGATGTTTGCCCAAGTGTAGTTAAAGAAAATATCAATAGATCAACTGGATCATTTCAACATTATAATAAAGTTGTTCTTGTATCTTCAGTAGATCTAGGGTATGTTGTTGATCCAAATGCTGGAACTAAGTTAACCCAAACAATAAGAAATTCATCATTTCAGCTTTATGATACAGCACAAGCTATAAGTGAAAGATTCTTGAATGTTATTGATGGATATGATATCCCAGATTTTATTGTGCCTAAGCCAGTATTCTTTCCAACAGATGCTAGCTATTCAGCTTCAACTAATCCAAAGCAAGCGGCTTATACTGTTGATTTAGATTTATTCTATAATCCAACTTCATATGATAGGAACAATGTTTTAGTTGATGGCTCTCCGCGCAGAGTTAAGTTTAAAGATTGTATAGTTCTTGCGGCGCCCTCGACTTCGCTTTTGGATTTCCAGAATGCTACGGCTTCGGTGGCTAATGGTGTAATATTGTTGGCTGGCGGATCTGGATATGAAGAAGATGGTACTACAAAATTGTTAGGATATTTTTCAGATGGATACACGCAAATTTCATCTCAAGCTACTCTAGAAACATTTTTAATGATGAAACCATTATATGATACGAGTCCAGAGCTAAAAGTAACTGATGGTTATTTATACTCTGATGTTCAATATGAATTCAAACCAAACTTTGATTTGTTATTTAGCAAAGATCTTGTTACTGGAGGATGTTCACCAGATGTTGAATTTAATAGAGTGTTTATAAATTCAACAGTTGGTGGTGATGCTAATATAAGATTTGCAGCTTTATCAGCATTAGTTAATTCAGATGGGTCTGGAGAAAACAATGGTATAGATGGAACAAATAATCCTCCATTTAAGTTCCCAAATATAACAAATGCACAAAACTGTTTAAATGCATCAATAGAAGGGTTAAGGAGAAATTTCAATAGAGAACAAGTTGCAATATTTAATACATCAATAACTTCATGTTTAGATAACTTAAAGCAAGAATCATTAAATGCAATAGGTGAATTGGTTGGTATTGGATTTGATCAATATAAGTCAACATTTACTATTGACCCAGTTTCTCAATTTACAACTAAAACAATAAAAGTAAAAGTTGATTTACTTGACTCAAACTCACAATCGATAACAAATAATCTAACCCAAGAAGTTTCTGATTTAATTGCAAAAGAAATAACTGCATCTGTAACTTTTGGAAGTGTTAGTGACTTTGTTTATGATGGAAGTAGATATTTCGTTGCGAGTATATCAGCTGATCAATCAGGATCAGGTACAATATCTGTAGAATATCAAAACAAACAATTTACTACTCTAACAATACCAGATGATTTAGATGTTAATCCTTCATCTACTGCATTAGTATTAGATTATACATTCATATATGTCGATGCTCTAAATGACAATGGACAAGTAAGAAGAGACATATCAGATCTATAATAAGGTACTATGAGCGATAACCAAGAGATTTTCAAAAATTTCCAACAATATGAAATTGACCTAGATATTATTTATGATCAATTCATAAAGCCACTAGACTCCATTAGAAGCTTTATTAATGTTAATAGCGCTTCTAATGAGGGTTTATTTAAGAAAGTCTCAGTTAATAATATAATGGGAGTATCTAGATTCTCTATAGAAGAAAAATATCAAGAAAGCAGAATTCATGCTTTCTTCAGGATGATTGGATTTCCTGTCATTGGTAATGATAATTCTTTTTATAATCCAGGGTTTGATTTAAATAGAAATAAATCAATATCACTAGAGTCAAAGATAAATATAATAAACAATCCTAAAGAAGGTTATTATAAATTCTCAAAATTTAAAGAGGGATATTATAATGATAAGGTAAAAAGATATTTTAAATCACAAGATTTAGATTCTTCTTGTTATATCTTGTCTTCTTACAATATAAGAGATTTCAGTGATTTTGAATCTAAATATGTGAATCCAATAGATTTTGAAGTTGAGGATCAAAGCTATCTTATTACGCTTGAAGATTCAATTGGCAATCCATTTTTAAAGTATGAAGATTCTGCTGGCGATAACCCAAAGACTTTAAATCCAAAAAGATATCACTTTATATTTCCATTTATTGTAGATGGTAGAATAGATATTTCTTGTTCTAAAAAAGTAGCTGTCCCATTTGTGCCAGATAAAACTTATCTTGATTTAAATGAAGGTTATGTATGTCCAAGACCATATATAGAAAAGATAATAAGAGAAAGATTTGACCAGTCAAATAATAATAAAGATCTAGGTCAAGCTTTTAATGATGAAATAAATAGAGTTAAGCTAAATAAAATTTATACATCAACAGATCTTATAGATAAAATCTATAGTAGCGATATTTATGGAGTTAGTGAAAAGAACCAATTCAACAAATTCATAAACATAAGTTTAGCTATAGTAGATAAAATAAGGCTTAGTAGAATAGATATACAAAAGGCACAATCTTTTACCTATTGGAATCCAATGCCATCTATAGATGGTCCAGAGTATTCTATTAGAAATCAAAATGTATATTTACAATCAGCAAAGAATTTGCAAAAGAAAGTAGATTTAGATATTTGTGATTTACAAACAAAAATAATTGTAAACCTTCTAAATACTCAACTAAATAAAATATCTAATACTAACTCCCAATTTAATTTTGACGCCTTCTCTCAAAATGTTCAAGATGATAATCCTGGATTAGGATCAACATTAGAATCCCAGATAGAATCTTTAAATAAGAAAAGAGAAAGTATTTGCAAAAAAGGCTCAGATGGTTTAAAAACAATAGAATTATTAACTGGAGAATTCAGTGGGCTTGGGTTGATAGATATGATTGTTATCATAACTAGTTTATATTTGGTTGATAAAATATATTTGTTAGGATTACTTGATGATGATTCTTTTAATAGGGCAAAGCTAATTTTAAACTTTACTGAAGAGCGTGCAAGTGTTATGAATTCTATATTAGAGATACAAAAGAAAAGTTTAGAGTTATACTCTATATTTCAAACAACTATGAATGAGTATAGTAAAATATAAATTAATCATAAGCCGTTGAAATTTCTATTTCAGCAACTAGCTTGTTTTTACCATTTATGTTTTTTATTATGTACTTTGGTTTATGAAATGTCCCAGCGATGTATTCTTGTATTACCATCTGAAAAACTTCTTCATTATCTATAATATGTATGTTATGTTCATTGAATAATTCTCTTAACATATATTTTATTTCTACTGAGTCTTGGGATTTAAAGATACCATTATCATTGATTTCCAGACATTTTAGAAGTTCTTTTATGAAAATGAATAAATGCCTTTGTTCAAAGTTTTCTTTATTCTCATATAGATCTAGAACGAACAATTGTTTCATAAACAAATATGTTTATAGGGATATGATGTCATTTGATTTTAAACTTAAAGATGGAAGTGTAAGTATTGTTGATGGTGAACTTGAAATAGTTCAAGACTCTGAAAAATTAATACAGGATGTTTTGAAGATATGTTTAACACCTGTTGGGTCAAATTATTTGAATCCTTGGTATGGGTCTTATTTGAGTAAATCTGTAGTTGGCTCTTCAGAAGATCCTAAGCTTATAATAAATATAGCTAAATCACAATTATCAAAAGCTATAGAAAATTTAAAGAAAATGCAAGATATGCAGATTAAAAATTTTCAACAAGTATCAGCAGATGAACAGATATCATCTATAAGATCTATTGACGTTTTTCAAGACAATAATAATCCAGGAGTCTATAATATAAATATAACAATTATCTCTAAGGGATTTAAAGCTATATCTACTAGATTTACTCTATCAACAATATAAGTTGTATAAGAAGGTTTAAATGGTTTCAATCAGAAATACTAATGAAATAATACTAAGTTTAATTGATTTTTACAGAACAGTAAAGCCTAATCTAAACACTAACCCAGGCTCTTATACAAATGATGTTTTTATATCTCCACTAGCTTCACAACTATCACTTCTTTATGATCAAATATCTAACATATCATCTAAACAATCTTTAAGGTTGGTTATTGGAAGCGATCTTGATAAGTTTGCAAAAAACTTTGGAATATCTAGAGCTGGTTCTACTTCTTCGTCAGGGGTAGTTTTAGCTACATTTTCATCATTGAATGCTAATTTTTCTATTAAGAAAAATGATGTTTTCATATCTAACAATGGTGTATCATTTGTTGCTACCTCAAACATACCAATAAGTATTAGTAACTCTAACTTTTATAAATCAATAGCATTGAAATATAAAAACGATTTGGATGCAAATAACATAACTGATGTATATGCGGTCGAAGTTCCTTTAGTTTGCTCTAATGCTGGAACAATAGGTAACATAGCTAAATACTCAATGTCTAGAACAAATGTTTCTGGAATAAATAATGTTATCAACCCAAATTCGTTTGGTGGTGGATCTGATAAAGAAAACGATGCTATTTTTAGAGACAGGATTCTTTCAGTTTTTACTGGATCAAGTGTTGGAACTAATCTTGGTTATTTAAACTCTACATTAGCTGTATCTGGAGTACTAGATGCTTTTGTTGTAGAGCCAGGTGACACTCTTATGACAAGAGACGGTACTGTTGTAAATAAAGCCCTTGATGGAACTTTGACTATTGTAAGTGAAGGTTCAGGTGGTAAGGTAGATATAGTTGTTCTTGGTGACTCTAATCAGGAAACAACAGATTCTTTTATATTTCTAGACAAATCAAATGAATCTAATATATCAAATTCAAAAAATGATTACACCATTGGTCAAATATCTGGTGAAGAAAATAAATCCATAAAAAGAAAAAGAATAGATAATATCAAAGCTGGTGTTTTGCCAAATCAACCAATTTCAGCAATAACAAAAGTATCAGGAAGCCTTAGCGGTTCAAATTTCAAAGAAAAAACAGTTGATTCTTATGGTAGAGTATCAGGTAACTATGAACTATTAAAAGATAGTGGTTATTACTCTGAAAGTCCATGGGCATTAGATAAATTACATTGGATATCAGATAGGATTGAAGAGTTTCAAGAGGATCGTATAAAAAATCAAATATATGGTCAAGATACTCTTAATTTCACAGGAACAATAAGAATACCAAAAGTAACTCAACAGGTACAAATATTAAATGAGAATAGTAAAATAACTTCTGATAGAAGTATAATACAACTATTACATTATCCAGTGACTAATGTTACTAGAGTATTTAATACAAATACTGGTGAAAGGTATATTGTATCTAATCAAAATCCAGATGGTTCAGGATCAATAAATACAACTGGTAGAATAAAAATATCAGGAGGTACTTTACCAACACAAAGCACAACACTACAGGTTGATTACTCTTGGGTTGTTGACTATGATTCTACTTTAGATTATGATGGGTTAGAGAATACAAGAAATATAAGAAGTGTTAGTGATAGTATTGATTGGGGGTACTCCGGAATTGTTAGGGATGAAAAAATAAAACTAACTTTAGATTCTGGAGGATCTTTTTACTCTGGAAAATCTTTATTACCAATAAACAATATAGTATCTTGTTTTCAATATGATCAATTTGTTTCTCAGGTATACAAAATAACTTCAGGTGTTTATGTTGATAGGTTGGCTGTAACTATATCAAATATAAATGTAGAACCTGCCTCAGTATATAAGGTAACCAAACTAAATACTAACATAGATGTATATAATACCAATTCAGCTGATTATAAAACCTCTTCATCAACATCATTGTTTGGTTTAGAAACAGTATACAATTTAACAATCATACTACCAAGTGATACTACAGTAATAGAAAATAATTATGTTTCAATTTATCTAAATAGTTCAGAGATATTTTCTGTAGATGATGTTGTTGGGTCTTTTTCTAATTTTGATATCACCATACCAATAATAAATACAACTAAAACAGCTGAAGAAATATATGTTTTGGTTAATTATATATCTAACGCCCAAAATGTTTATAATTCAAGTATAACAAATTTACCAAATTCATTATTTAATAATGGTTTGTATTCAGCTCAATCACAAAAAACATCTAACATAACAAATCCAATATTCTCAGAGTCTTTAAAGGTAAAGACGAATACAAATTCAGAGCTTTATATAGAAACAAGTTTAACTTCTGATTTGTTTGATGTTAGCGTTAATGATGTTTTAACTATTGTCAAAGTTTCTAATAATTTTGAACTTTGGAATAGCGCACATTTAGGATCAATAGCATTATCTGATGCAAATAAAGTTCAGCTGATATTATCAGGGTACAATTCTCCTGTTGATGGAGATGTTGTTACTGTTGTAATGATACCAAAACAAATTTCAAGATTTCAGCCAATCACAAGGCAATCAAACAATATCCAGTATTCTTTATGCCAGGGATCATCTACTGTGGCAATATCAAATTTCATAGTAGAATCAGAAATAGAGTTTAGTATATCATCTATGTCAGATGGATATGAAATCGTATCATATACTGATGGATATGTTTCTTCAACCGATGATAATATTTGTATATTTTCTTCACTAACATACAGCTTCTCATTGCTTGATAATGTAAAGAATTACATAGTAAAAATAAAATCGGGGTCAAATATAGGGGATCATTATGTACTTGATTATGAGCAATCTGACAATACGATTACAATAGGCAATGATTATAATAATACAACTATAAATAACTACTCGTTAATCAAAATTGCTGACGCTAAAGAAATACCAATAACAAGTGTAGATTATACAAACAATAGATTAAACATAAATAACACTTCTACAAATATATTAAGTCCAGATAAATTTGTTCTTGTGAAATATGAAAACAATATTTTAAGAACTTCATATGGAAGATTAAGCTTAAGTGTTTCTGATCAAGTAATAAATGCTGGAAGCGTTAATATATATGGTGATACTATATATAAAGCAACAGATGTAGTTTTTTCACAAATCTACAATGATTACAAAGTAAATTTATCTGAAGCTATTAAAACAGCTATGGGTAAAAATTCAAATTATCAAATACCATCTGGAATAAAACTAGTTGGTGTTGTTGATTTGAGAAAAGTTACAACTGATTCTAATAACATTGTAATTTCAGAAGTTTTAAAATATGATTTATATAATGCTAAGTTGAGCAACAATAATTATTACAATAATGAATTAGATTCTTCTATAAATCAATATGATTTAGTTATACCAAAAACATCTATAAATACAATAAACAAACCATCAATAGGCGATAAATTAATGTGTAGCTTCTATTATGTTTTAGAGAATGATAGCGAAACACTATCATTTACAAGAAACTCTACACTGTACACGAATAAGAAGTTTGCAAATATTAAAAAGATGGCTGTATCCAGTGGATTCAAATCATCTCTATCAACAAAATTGAACGTTAATTTGTTTAATCAACCATCTACTAATTCTAGATATTCTGTTTATTATGACTATACTGCCCCAAAGCAAAATGAAAGAATAACTGTAGATTATACTTATAACAAGCTTATATCTGATGTTCAATTAGCTATAGAGGCATCAAGACCAATAAATGCCGATGTGCTTGTGAAAGCATCTTCAAAAGTAATAGTAGATGTTTCTATTTTAATCTATGTAGATTCTTCTGTGGGATTGTCCGAGACTTCTGTGAAACAAAACGTGTCTAATGCTATAACTTCAACTGTAAATGTTTTGGCTTTAGGTAGGACATTAGATGATATAGATATTACAAATGCTGCTGATGCAACTACAGGTGTATTAAAATCAAAAATATTATATTTTAACGTATCTGGATCAAGCGGCTCTGTTTCAAAAATTGTAGCGCAAAAAAATGAATACTTCAATATAGGAACAGTTTCTATTACATCGGAAATTAGATGAATAATTTGAGAATAGTTAATGTTGAAATAAAGTCAAGCACATCAGTGGTTATTGAATTTTCTGATAAGTTATATAAAAATTTATCAGAAGATAATTTTACAATAACTTGTGATGTGAATTCAGTTCCAGACTCTAAAGTATTATCTATACTAGTTAAGAATGAGTTTGTTTTTCTTGAAGTACAACCACTTACTCCTTTCGTAAAATATAAATTAACAGCAGTAAATACACCAGCAAAAATAATATCTCTAGAAAATAAATATCAGCTATCAGAGGATGGAGTATCAAATACATTTAGTTTTTTAGGTCCAATACAAGATGATAATGTTTTTAAAAACATATTGTTTTCACTTCTAAAAGATTCTGTATACAATGTTCATTCTCAAAATACATATGAATCAAACATACTAGATGCTTTATCTAAATATTTAGATAAAGCATTGGATGATATCAATCAAGTAAAGAATGAAAATTATTTATTTTTTGATGTAATAGATGAACAAAAGGTAAGGGGATCAGGTCCATTTGATAAGCTAAATGAAGGTAGTGCATTTAAAATATCAAGAGTTTCAAGATCTCCAAGTAACAAAAAATCAGAATTGAATTTATCCATAAATCCATCTGAACAAAAACTAATATCTTTACAACAAGAGCTTACTACGGAAATATTTAATGGCTCTAAACTATCTAGTTTCGATCCAAATTCATTGGTATTAAATCTATCTAAAAGTAATGTTATTAGAGTATCTAGTATTTCTTTTACTTTGAATACATCAAATCCAAACTATACATATGATATAGAAAAATTTGGCTACCAGTTAAAAGAAAACAAATATGATGAATTTGCGTTCAAATATCTTTTGCTAGATGATAATCAACTAAAACTAAGCAATGGCTTGTTATTAGATTCTAATTTTGATATATCGAAAATAATAAAAATAGAAGTTAGTTATTATTGGAAAAACTTAGCCATACTACCTTCTGATACAGTGAATGTTTTTACAATAGCTAGATCTAATTATGAACTAATAAATCCAATAGTAAATAAATTTAATCTAAAGTATAGTAACATAGTTGATTCAGATGGAAACTCAATCAAATCAAATGGGTTGATTATAAAGAATACTGAATCGAACTCAACTCATCAGGCATTTTTATACGAAATAGATTATAACTTAGATGCACTGCCATTTAGAGCTGGTCAATATTGCGTTGATTATAGCTCGGGAACGTGTTTTGTTTATGGAGAAGATTCTAGAAATAATGGGACTGGAGAATTCCCTCCATTGATTTCATACTACCATAAAAATTCATATAAAGATAGTATTGACTATACTTATGATTCATCTAATTATGATTTTGCAGTGATGCCAATGGGCAGTTTAACAGAAACTAATTTTATCATAAATTTTCAATATGAGTCTGTGCTAATAGATGGTAAAGACTATGTTTCATTTTTACATGAAGAATCTTTAAATGAATCTGTAGAAAATAATCTAGTAGCTTTGAATGTGCTAAAAACCAAAAATTATCCAGTAACAAATGTATTTGATATTTATAATCAAACAACTGGTGAAAAGTATACAGTTAGTAGGTTTGAAGATGATAAAGTTTACTTTAAATATATAAATGCTCCCAATGTAAAATCGATAACAAAAGAGCCAATAAATTTTTCATCTATATCAGATGAACTTATAGTTAATGACATTGTTACTAACTTAAATTCACTTTTGATAGCCAAGTGTGAACTATCTAAAACGAATATCCTATCTAGGACTTTTGATTCTCTTGGTAACTTTACAAATACTACATTTGTGCCAACGGATAGAGAAATATTTAAAACAGAATATAATTATCTAGAAGTTTTATCTAGCACAGAGAACTCAAATAAATTAAATAATCTTGGTGATTATTTGGTTGATTATAGAAATGGTGTTGTTTACTGTGCCATAGCAACTTCTTTAGATAATCTTGGTTTTTGTAATTATTATTACTCAGAGATAATTACAACGAATAAACATATACTATCAGTTGATGACTTATATAGATTATATAATACCAAATCAAAAATAGAATATACTTCATTTACAGATTCTTCCATAACATTTGACATGGATAAAGTATCAGCTGAATATGGTTTAAACGCACAATATCCATATTATATAAAAGATAAATATATAGGTACTTTTGGATCATCATTTTCTTATGGTGTTAAAGACAACATATCATCTTTAAATGGTGTATATGAATATCTAGATTTTAAGAATTCAAAATTCCCTGTTAACTTCTCACAAACATCAAACTTTTCAGGAACAAATATAATAGTAGAAAGTGTAAGTAAACAATATACACTAGAAACCAAGTATTCAGAAGATGGCTATTATGTTGATCTAGATAATGATGTTTCTTACAAATCACCAAATATACAATATAGTTTCACAGTACAAGATGAATTTGCTGCTCAAATAACTGTATTAAGCTTTGATATTTCTAATGGCAATAAACTATTCATAGATGTAGCTATGGAAGGATTATTGGTTAATGTTGTTTCAGAATTTTCAATTAATGATGTATCTAATATTGTTGTTGATCATAGCTCTGGACCAATCTTAGTTGATTATTCTTATCTAGTAGATGAGATATTGGTTAGCTATGAATATGGAGAAAATGTAATTGATTTCAGGTTGAGTGAAACTGTAAAAAAAGATGATATCTATTACGTCTCATATAAAGTTGGTGCATTAAGAGATGCTCTAATAAGAAATTTCGGAACATTAATAAATATTCCAGAGCTAGCTACATTTGATACTCAGCTGGAAAGAGAAAGATATAGGGATGCTATATTTGCAGCTTTAAGTTCTTTTATAAAAGGTTCAACTTCTGATTCTATAAAAAATATAGTTTATAATATAGCTCACACACAACCAAACATAACAGAATCAAATTTAAACGCATGGGAATTGGGCTACAACATACTAGAGCCTTCTTTGGTTAAAACAAAGGGTAATTTTGAATTTGTAAACTCGAAGCATGGTTCAGGTATATTGGTAGATGAAGATAAAGAGATAAAGTTATCTTCGTTTTCAAATATAAATCCAGAAGAAGGCACCATCCAGTTTTGGGTAAAACCAACATGGAATGGTTTAGACGATACTAGCGATGTAACATTTGAAATAAAATACTCAACTACACAATATCCAATTGATCATATCTATATTGGATCTGATCAAAAGTATCTTACTACAGATGAGTATTCTACTGGTAAATTTACATTAAATAAATCTAATGTTGTATCTGGTATTCCTTCATTAACCAGTGATGGTATATATGTTTACTACACTGATAAATGGAATCTATCTATAATAGATGGATATACAAATGTTGATTTGTCTGGTTTAACAGTAGAAATCACATCCAGTGACCCGATATTTAATGCAGAGTTTGATGGGATTAATTCACCAACAGTTACTTCAGGCAACAATAAACTAAAGTTAAGATTCAATGAATCAAAAATAAACTATAATATATCTTTTAGATCAGATTCATATAAATATTTTATAGATTCATCTATGGACAAATCTAGATTTTCTATATACAAAGATCCATTTGGATATTTATGTTTTAGAGTTATTGATGCATCTGGGAAAGTTTATAGCATAAAGGGTGATGTAAGTTCTTGGTTGAAAGAAGATAATCACCAGATAGCTGTAAGTTGGAAGATAGGATCAAAAAATTATCAAGATGAACTTCATTTATTCCTAGATGGATTTGAGGTTTCAAATAATACAAGATATTCTTCTGGAATAAATCCATACACAAATCAAAAATATACATCGGCAGAACGAAGCTTTATATTAAGCAGCTCAAATACTGTTGGATCAAATGATCTTGAGACCGTTGCTGGATCAAGTGTAGTAACATCATCAATAAACTTTAGTAACTATAATATTACCCCCGGAGATGTCCTTTATATATATAATGATTTGTTTGATGCAAATGGTTATGTAGTGGCTTCTGTATCTGGTCAGACATTAACTTTAGCCTCTACTATTGGTTATTCGATATCAGATCTTGAGTTTTCTATAAACCCAACGTTAACAGAAACAAATGCAGCTTATAAACTTTACAAAAACACAATAGTTACAGCTTATGATTATTATCTATCGTCAAATGATGGATACGTGCTATCTGGATCAAATGCATTGTATTCTTCATCTGACTTCTCTAATGTTAATAAAAATGATTTTGTTGTAATAGACAAAGTTGGTTATCTTGATTATTATATAGTATCTCAAGTTGGAGATGGGTATCTAACTCTAGATGAAACATTCAATTCAAATGATTCATCACTTGATTTTTATGTCTATGATTCATCTTCTGGCAAAGAATTAAAATCACCAAGAACAAGTTTACCTGATTATTTGTTTTCCACAAGCAAAGATAAAAATTATATTTCTTTTAGGAATGGCATATCAGATAAATCTATAATTATAATACAAACATTAGGTTTGAATTTTGAGAGAGTAAATAGAAAATATTATTTATGGTCAGATGAAAGCCAAAATATAATAAAAACACAATTGCCAGCTCCAGTTAGCATTGATGATGTTAAAATATATAAAACAATACTTGATAGAACAAACATAGATTCTTCTAACTCTACAACTATAGTTAATTCATTCACATCAAATAATTTGACAACCTATGATGCAATAAACTCTGGATCAGGAAGAACTTTAAATGTATCATTATCTGGATCAAATATAGATTTTACAACACCTGTATCAGTAAATGTAAATGGTAATGTAAATTATATAAATACAACCGAAACTATTATATTTAATGGTTATGGTAATCTACAGACAACAAACAAATTTCAAAACGTTAATTACATTAATGTAACTGGAGACGTAGTATCTATATCAAAAAACTATTGCGCTATTTCATGTAGAGAGTATAATATATTAACAGATGAAGAGTTAGATTATTTGGCAGAAATAAAATATAGCTATGAGGTTAATAGAGGCATTTCTTTATTCTCTGATGGATATGGTCTTGTATCTGATGCTAATAATGTTTTTAGTCAATCTAATATAGATGATTTCATCAATATAACCTCCCCAATGGAGGTGGCTGGATTTTATAAAATAAAATCATTATCAGATAGTAATACATTATCTATAGAACCATTAGACACTGGATTTTCACTTCCATTGGCTTCATTTACAGATGGTGTTTATTCAATAATAAAATCAACGGATTATAGGTCTGGCTTGCAAAACGGATTCTTCTATTTTGAGCCAAGTAAATTCCCAGGACAACCATATTATCTAAAGAAAGGATTTTATGAATTTGACTACAATACTTACTTAAACATCTCTCATAAATTTGGGAAATATTTATTTATAGGCTCTGATGTTAATTCTAGTAATCAATGCAAATCATCAATAAATAACTTTGCTATTTATAATATAGCTTTAACTGATGTAAGGTCAGGCGAAATAATATCAGATGTCTTATCAGTAACAAAAGATTTTAATTCTATTCTTGGAGTTAAGCTAAACAAAAATGTATTATTTTTCAACAATTTTGATAGCACATCAATAACAAACCAAGCTCCATTTTATCAATCTGATAAGAAATACATATACTCAAATAACTCTGTAAATGAAAACTTTAAATCATCAGTTTATCTAAATAATTACTCTATATCAGAAGAAAACAATGGTTATCTAAGTGAATTGGAGGGGACAATAGATGCTTGGATTTCTCCAATATTTGATTCGATTAATGATAATAATTATAGATTTTACTTTGATTCAACATCGGCTAAAGAATTAGACTTAGTAAGTTCGTCTAATAATTTAATTAATTTACCAGAATTAGCAGAATCAATAATATCAATAACAACAAACAATCAAGCTGTAAATTACGCAATAGGTTCAAGAATTGAATTATTAAAGTCAGACTCAACTGAAGAGACAATAACATCAAGCTCAACAAATAAAGTTGTGCTATCAAATGATGCATATCAAATACTTTCTGTAAAAATAGTCAATAACTATTCTAATATAGATTACTTTGACTCTGGAGTAATATCCTCTGACCATAGGACAATATATTTAAACAAAAACTTACCAGCAAATAATACTCAAGTGAAGGTAATATACAAAAAATTATCATCAGTATCCAATAAATCTAATGGTCAATCTATTATACTAAATAAAAAACTACCTACAAATACATGTAATGTAAAAGTGAAGTTCATACCAAAAGGAATGAATGGTGATAGAATTTGTTTATACAAAGATAAAGAAAGTTACTTAAACTTTGCAATAAGGGCTAATTCAAAAGATTATGTTGTTAGGCACCCAATAACATGGATACGTGGTTCATGGCATAAGGTTAGAGTTTCTTGGAAGACAAATTCCAAATCTGACAATATGGTTATGTTTATAGATGGATACAAAGCATCCTCAATAACATCTGGATCAAATCTGATATTACAAGAAAATGGATTCAACCAAACTATAGTTGGCGATGGATATAATATATCTTTAAGTGATAAGATTGAGTTATCTGATAAATTAAATATGTTTCATATTGGATCAGATTATTCTAAAAATAACTTGGCGGTTTGTAGCATGGATAATTTTAAGATAAGCAATGTATTCAAAAAGGTTTACTCATACAATGGTGAATCAATGGATCCAACATATAATGGTTCATCTTCATATCCTACAACTAAAGATTTATATACTACATATTTATTAGATAGTGACATAAGTTATGAAAGAATTGATAAAACAAAGTTCATACAAATAATAAATAAACAAAATGGATTAAATGAATTTGTTGTTGATGTTTTTGATGAATTCTTTATACTAGAAAACAGTTCAAGAAGCAAAGAAATAATGGAGCTTTTGATAAATATACTTAAGCCAGCTAACTCAAGAGTCTTTATCAACTACAATTAAGGTTGTATATTTATATAGGAAACATGGATAGAAAAACTATTACAGCTGAGCAGAATATATGGTTTAATTCTCAACAAATAGATGAAGACAACTTAAACCTAGAACAAGAGTATAATAATACAACAAAATCTTCACTGGTTTCTAATCATATAGGTTCAGGTGTATTAATTGATGGCTTAACCCAATTAGAATATTTTTCAACAGAAGATGTTACTTCAACTATAGATGGAAATGTATTAACACCAAAAGCTCAACCAAGCGATATTAATTTTGGAAATCAATTAGAGGTATCTCTAGATCAATCAAAAGTATTTGGAAGAAGAACGGTAAAATGTGTTGTGATAGGTACTGACTACAATGACTCATTGATCTTCGAACAATTTGTGTTCAATAGAAACGAATCACAATTTGGCTCAAAACATTTTAAGAAAATAATAACTGTTTTGATAAATGACTTATCTGGAGATTCCGGCAAAAGCTTTAACCTTGGTGGGGTTTTAAAAGTAAAAGAAGCGAAGCAATCTATACTTTCAAGAGATACTTTATCTGTATATCAAAATTATCAACCAAATATATTTTGGAGAGATTTTTATAGCTTACAAACAGTAGACTTAAATAGTCTATTAGAGTTAGCTTTACCAACATATGATATATCTTCTTTAAATATACAAACCTCAGAATTTACCACAAGATCTATAATAAAAGATGATATCTCGACAGAACTAGGACAGAAGTTTAAAGCAAAATCAAATAATATTCAAAAAATAAGATTATTGGTTTCTGTTGAAAATACAGAATTTGGTTCAGAAACAGATTTAGAATGGAATGGAGAAATGGTTTTAAGTGTATATCCACTACAATCAACAATATCTTGTCCTTCTGATATTGCTCCTAATTTAGAAATAGATTTTGATCCAATCAATTCTCCTATAGCTCAAGTTAGTTTTAGTTATGCAACTTTACTTGCTTCTGGAATACAATTATCTAATACATTACAGCCAGTGGAATTTGTATTGTCAAACATTTCAGTTGGCACAAACAAAAAGATAGAGAAAGACAAATACTATCTACTATCTCTTAAACGTTCTGGCTCTGCGGATAAGTGTAACATTACGCTAGGCATCTCTGAGAATTTACTAACAGATAGCAGGCTTGTTGTTAGTAACGGCGAGATTTGGGTTGACGTACAGGACGAAAGTTTATGGTTTGAAATAGAATCAGATACAGCCAAACTTTCATCTGGTAAAATATATGAAGATGGTTTTGGTATTGAAATAGAAAAAACTAAAACTGATTCAACTGGCACATATGATTATTCATTAAGTGGTTTATCATTTCATGGTAATTCAGAATTCACTGGAGTTGTTAGTTCAGTTACTAGTTCTTATTCAGAGGTTGAAGATACTAGAACTGGCGGAACTACTTATTCAGTTCAAAAGAAAGTTCCAGATGTTAATCTATTATCATCAATAGAGCTATCAGATTTAGAATCAACTAAAACTTTATTGAAAGTTGGAAAGATACTAGATAAAAATAGAAAACTCGTTCCAAGTAATATAATAAACTCCAATTTACATTCTTGGAGTTTTGTAAAGAACCAAATAATAATACCAATTGTTGATGATGCAACAGATGGATACAGATATGATGGTTATGTAAATACTTTAGTTTCTAGCTTAATCAATGGTGAGTTATTTTTATCCAAGATAACACCAAATAATTTAAGCTCATCATTGTCCTACAGAATAGGCGATGCAGAAGTTAGGACATTAATTTATGGTGATTTAAATGGGGATTGTATAGTAGATGAATCAGATCTTGATCTATTAAACTACTATTCTGATTTCAATTTAAATTCATCACCAAAATTAGATTCTGTTATGGTTAGTGATGGAATATCTCCAGCTACATATGAGAATGGTTACAAGTTTTTAACTAATCCAAGTAAATCAGCTTCATCATTAGACTTTCAAGTTGTTTTAAAGTCAAGCGGAGCTATGTTAGCTCAAGCACTTGATGGTGTTTTAGTTAATTCATCAAATACACTTTCAAGCTTTTCAAGTGCCAGTATAGATTTTTCAGCAATAACAAATCTAACAGATTGCGTACTATTAGTATTTGATGGAACTAATTCAGAAAATTATGGTGCGTTTGATATCAAATCAATAAATACAGCAACAGATACTTTAACCATAGGTAAAAAATACATTGATGAATCTGTAATGCTTTCTTTATTAGCTGGCAACATAGACCAAGATTTTTATATAGGTCCAAATGATGGTTACATATTGGAAAGCTATTTAGTTAGAGAGAGATTAACTTCTTTTGATGCTACACCATATCCAAGTGTTACTTCAAATTACTATGATAAGGTTGGGAAAACATTTCAAGCCGTTATTCTAAAAATAGAATCTATTGTAGATAGAGATGATGAATATTCAACAGATTTGTTTACCAGAGACTCAGTAGTCCATCCTATAAAAGATATATTCACACTTGATGTGAATTTACAAGATTTAGATCTATTAAATAATCCAGTACAGTTTACTATAGAACCAAGATTAGTTTGGAAAAATTATCTTGTTGTTTCTGAATCAGATGTAAAGCTTGTTCCAAATGTATTAACATCTGGATCTGGATCACAAGAACCATGTCAAGAATTATGTGAGAAGCCAATTGTCTATCCAGTCAAACCAACATTTGACAAAGGCAAAAATGATTTCTTTGTACCAGATAATTTAATAATCAACAATGGTCAAATTTTAAACAATGATGGATCATATCATAAAGTAGATTTTGAGGTTGGTACAATTATGCTTGAGATCCCAGATAATTTCTACGGTAACGAGCAAAGCATAAATATATTCACGGCTTTTGTTTGTGATAACGAATCCACTGGTAAAACAATACAAGGGTTCCCAGCTATGAAATTTGCCGACTGTACATTTGTTAAATCTGATTCAATATCTAAAGGACAAGTAAAATTTGATATAGCAATACAATCATTTTTCCCTAACCTAGATGGATACAGTGAAGATTTAGATCCAGGAATAATTGTTGATGGTAAAATGGGTGTTTACGTAGATCAAACAACTGGTATACTAACATTAAACTTTACTAATTTATCATATGACTCCTCTACATTTACTGGGTCAACTAGATTACAAATAAATGTATTTTTAAAGAAATCTGGGTTCAACAACAACACTTTGAGTGTTAATAAAACAATAGTTAATAACTTGTTTATATAAATAGTTATATAATTATTTATGAAAGTTTTATGGAAAGGCTACTTAGGTGGACTACATAGTTGGTCACAAGTAGCCCAAAATTTATCTAGAGAGTTTATCAGATCTAATTATGAGATTGACTTGTTTTCAACAAATGGTATTAAACACTTCCCAGATGATCTTAAAAGTAACTTAATTGCTTATGTAGAAGATAATAAGGTTTTATCTAAAGAATTGGAAAACAATAAAACTTATGATGTTCAGTGCAGTTATACTGCAATGAGTAATTTTAAAAATTATTTCTCTAAAGGTGATCAGAATAGATTAGGTATATGGTGTTATGAATTTTCTGGTAAGAATGCATTACCAACTGGATTTGCAAAAAATCATTTATTTGTTGATTATATACTTCCTCCATCTGTACATGCTAAACAAGTTTTTATAGATTCTGGTATACCAGAAAGAAAAGTAAAAATAGTTCCTCATGGTTATGGCGAAGAATTTATAAATAGAACCAATAAGTTAAACATAACCAAAGATCAATTTGTAATAGGTGTAAATATAGCTCAACCACATCTTAGAAAGAATATTAGTGGTATTATAGAGTCTTATTTCAAAGCTTTTACAAAAAAAGATGATGTTGTTATGTTATTTAAAGTATCAAAATCAACTACCAATAAATTTGATGTTGATTTTGACGCAGTTTTAAATTCATATAAAGCGAAATATAAAAATCATCCTAAGATAATTGTATTGTCTGATTATATAGAATATATTTCTGACTTTTATAGAGAGTGCGATTGTATATTATCTTTATCCCATGCCGAGTCGTTTTTGTTCCCAGCATTAGAAGCTTTAGTATCTAAAAAAATACTTATTTGCAGTGGATATGGTGGTCAATTAGATTTTTGTAATAAAAACAATTCCTTCCAAGTTCCTGGCAAATTGATTAGAGCTAACCCAAATATGTTATATTGGGAACAAAAACCAAATACTATTGTATTTGAACCAGATGTATCTTCAGCTGTTGATTTGTTGAGATTAGCATATTTAAACAAAGATAAGATTAGTAAAGATTTTGATCAGGAGTATAACAAAATAATATCAGAGTACACATGGAATAATGCCTTTAAGAAAATGGAAACTTTAATAAAATGATAATGTCTATAGTCATACCTTGTTTTAATAATTGGAATTTTACAAAAGCCTGTTTAGATGATCTTAGCTATCTTCCAAATGATCATGAGCTAATTGTTGTTGATAATGGAAGTACAGATGACACAAGAAAAAATTTAGAGAAAAGCAGCGCTGTTAATAAATATATAAGATTAGATAAAAACATGGGGTTTGGTTACGCTGTTAACACAGGATTTTCCAAAGCTTCTGGTAAAAACTTAATGACTCTTAATAATGATATAAGAGTTAAGTTTAATAAAGACTCTTGGACAAAATCGATAATAGAAGAATGTGGGGGTAATTTAATTTCACCTAACCTTGGGATACTTAATAAGGATTTTTCTTTTAGTAAAGAAATAGATTATTTTGTTGATAGTAAATATTCTTATTTAAGTGGTTGGTGTTTAAGTTCATCTAGAGACAATTGGGATAAATTAAAATTATCGGATAATGGAACTCATCAAGAATATTTTGATGAGAGGTTTTTTGTATATTTCGAGGATACAGATCTTGGATTTAGGGCTAGACAATTAGGAATTAATTTGAAAGTTTTACAAATACCAGTTGTACATTTTGGGAAACAAAGTTCTAAGAATCTAAATACTTATAAACTATATACTGATTCTAAAAAAATATTTGAAGAGAAATGGAGTAATTATGAAAAGTCTATTTAATTTAACAGAGGGTCCAGAGACAAGAATAACTAGTGACCTTGTTAGCAAGGACATTCTTGGGATGTATTTTGATTCATTTACGTTCGCACCAAATTCTAAATTTAGTAAAGGTTTACCAGGGTTTGACTTAATCAGGTCTAACGAATCACTTGGCAAGTTTAAGGTAACTGAGGTTGATTGTAAGGGCAGGATGTATTACTGGAAGTTACAGAACAAAAGTAAAACTTTCTATTTCATATCTAAGGCTAGGATGACTGGTACATGGTCTAGAGTCAAAGCTAGGGATTGGATATGTGAAGTTACATTGACTAACGAGAACGAATCCAAGAAACTATACTTTAATGATCTTAGACATTATGGTGATTTAGAAGTATTAACACGCTCAGAATTTAAAAAACAATATGATATCTATGGATTTGATCCATTAATAGATGATGTTGATAAATATTTTCCATTAGTATGGAAGAAATCAAGAGGCACTAAAAATTGTGTATCAAAGTTTTTATTAGATCATACATCATTCTACGGGATAGGCTTATATTTAAGATCAGAAATATTACATTCATTGAAGTACTATCCATATCAAAATGTAAATACTTTTTCTAAAAATCAAATATTAGATCTAATGAAGACGGCAGTAAAGATTGCAAAAGAATCATATGCAAATAATGGGTGTGTTAAATTAAAGTATAATGAAGAAACATTTGGTGGGGACTATTTGGGTAAGTTAAAAGTTTTCGGAAAACCTCGAGATATTGACGGCAACAAAGTAATAATTACTATAGGTAAGAATGACAAGCGCTCTATGTTCTGGTGTAGAGATATACAGGTAAGAAATGAATGAAATTATAAATAAAATATCTTATGCTTCTAATATAATAATGCTAATTGTAGTTTGTATATTATTTGGATCTACAATTTCTGATTGTAGAAAAGGTTCTAATAATAAACAAGTCGAAATTCTACAAAAACAATTAGACGCATATACCATGCGCTCATCAAATGAGACAGTAACCAAAGAATATCTTGACTCTGTGATTAAAGGATCTAAGATAAATATCTCTAAGCTTGAAGATGATATGAGTTCTTTAAATTCTAAGCTTGATTCAATGAATCAGGTAAAGATAATTAGTGTACCACAATATATTAAAGAAGTAAATTCTACCAAGCAAGAGCCTAAACCAGATACACAGCCAATTGAAAAGAAAGATGATCAATATATGAAGAACAAACAGATATTAGATTTATACGAGAATTTTGGAATTTCAAAAGTTCCGATAGGTAATACTTCTTTTTCTGCTTGGAAGAATTCTCCTTGGGATTATAATATCTATGGAAGAAATTATACAATAACAAATGTAATAACGAAAACCGATGAAGACAAAACTATTGTTTATAATAAGTTTAATATTGAGGTGGAAGGAAAGACTTATGAAGTCCCTATAACTAGCTCAAAAACAATACAAACAAATCCTAAGTCATCATTTAAACTATACCCAAAGTTATTTCTAGAATATTCTTCAGGAATTTCTTCTGATAGAAATTTGAATAATGCTGTTGGTTTAATGATTTCTCCTATACAATATGGTCAAAGTAAATTTAATCCTAAATTTGTTTTTGCGTCTATTGGCGCTGGATATTCTAATAATGGGTTGAATATTATATTTTCTCCAGTTATGTATAAAATTGATGTTGTTGATTTTATTAAAAATGTTTATATAGGACCAATTACAAGTATTAATATGTCTAAAGTATTTACTGTTGGTTTATCATTAGGAGTATCTTTTTAATGTTACACGTTCTAACTCTTAACTGGAATGGCAAAGCTAGAATTTCAGACTTAAATAAATCTATGGCTAACCTTGATATGCCAGAATACATTTGGCATATCAAAGACAATGGATCTATAGATGGTTCCATAGACGAAATAAACTCATGGGGAAATAAAAATATAAACATAATAAAAACTGGTCATAACAATGATACATTTGCTTATGGAACAAATATATGTTTTAATACAGCTTCTCCAAAAGACAATGACTATGTACTATTACTAAACAATGACATAATCTTTAATAAGAAAGATGATATCAAAAATATGATTAATATATTAGACCAAGGTGTTGGGATAGTTGGTGCAAAGCTAATGTATAAAAATACGAATACTATACAACACAATGGAGTTGTATTTGATAAGAAGTATTCTTTACCAGTACATTATGGTGTTAATATGCAGGATAGTTTAGATATGTCTAAATCAAGAGAGTTTCAAGCTGTTACTGGTGCGGTAATGATGATGAAAGCAGAAACTTTTAGAAATATACATAATACAAATAAATCAAAGAATAAAGGATTGGATGAAGATTTCATTTGGTGCTACGAGGATATAGCCGCTTGTATATCTGTTAAATATCATTTGGGCAAGAAAATAGTTTGTTATTCTGGGTCAAATATATCCCATGAAGAGAGTGCTTCATTGAAAATTAATCCAATAAACAGATTATTCTTAGGAAAGAATATTCAAACAATGCATTTGAAATACAAGCATCTCTATAAAATAGATAGAGAATTATATGATAATGTAAATTACAATTTATTTAAGGAAGTTAGATGAAAATATTAGTAACAGGATCTTGTGGCTTTATAGCTTCAAACTTTATAAGAAAAGTTATTTTTAATAAACTAGATCATACTATATGTAGTATAGATAAAATACCAGAAATAAATATACTTAACAATATCTATCAAAACAAAAGTCATTCATTTTATATAGGAAATGTTCTAGATACACATCTATTGAATATTATATTTTCTCATGAAAAACCTGACGTTGTGATACACTGCGCTGCCGAAACAAATATAATGGATAGCAACATTAGTCTAGCAAAGTATATAGATGATAATGTAAATGGAACACAAAAAATTCTAGAATCATGTGTTAAGCATGGCGTAAAGAAAATGATATATCTATCTTCAATGGAGGTATATGGGTCTAATAACCCATCAGATCCATCTGTGGAGAAATCTGTACTAAATCCCGAGAATTCATATGCTCTTTCAAAAACATTATCAGAACAGATAGTTTCTTATTATGGAAAATATAATAATGTTAATTATAATATAATAAGATTGGGATCTGTTATGGGACCAAGAGAATTTGGCAATAAATTTGTTCCTTATTTAATAGACTCTATATTAAAATCAAATAAACCAATTTTAAGTAAGGATGGCAATAATATAAAAAATTGGCTGCATGTAGCTGATGTTGTAAATGGAATTCTTAATGTGCTAGAGAATGGTACAAATAATGAAATTTATAACTTATGCTCATCCAAGGACACGACCGATCTTGAAATCTTTCAAACATTGGCTTCAATGTGTAATTTTTCTCAAGAAAATGTAGACTTTGACGGCGAAGATAAAAGGTTTTATAGAGTATGTACGGGCAGCAACGCTAAAATAAAAAAGATTGGATGGCAGCAAGACATTGATTTAAACAATGGATTGTCAATGACATTTGATTGGTATAAGAATAATCCATGGTGGTTTAAATCTTAATGTTGCTATATAAATATAGTGGAAAAAATAATAATAAAGAACAATAAAGAATGCCAACTTCAAACAGAAAATGAAGAAGTAGTAAAAAAAGTAAAAAAGCTATTATCATTTAAAGCAAGCGGTGTTGAATATACTCAAGCATATAAAAATGGATGGAATGGGATAACTTATTTGCTATCTAACAAAGGTACATTTGGTCTTGGGTTGTTAAATCATGTTATTAATAATTTACCAGAATTTGAATTTGAGATAGTAGATAACAGGAAAAATACATTTGAATATGTACCAATGGATCTATCTAAAAAACTAGAATCTATAAATATGATTCCACGAGAACATCAAGTAAGATGTTTAGATGCTGCAAAAAATAATAATAAAGGCATATTAAGATCGGCAACAGGTTCAGGGAAATGCAACAACATAGATTCTGTTAATTTAACAGAGCTTGGTATGCTCTCTTATAGGGAGCTTTCTGAGTATTTTAATATTTCTTTAAACGATGGAGAAGCTTATCCCATAAAAATAGATGTAGCTACACCATTGAATAAAGATAGAGATGAAGCATCTATGATTTACCATGATGGTAAAACAATGTCAAAAAAAATAACTACAAGATTTGGTTACTCTGTTACCGGGACTTTAGATCATAAAATTAAAGTAATTGACAAATCTGGTGATTTTCTTTGGAAAAGAATGGAAGACTTGTCATTTGATGATTATGCGGTTATCTCATATAATAATCAGATGTTTGGTAAAGAAAAAATGTCAAATGATGAGGCTTATTTTCTTGGATTAATTATAGGGGATGGGTCGATTACCGATTCGCATAAAAATAGCATAACCATAACGAATATGGATCAACATATAATAGATTTTGTAATGAAATATACCAAATCTATTGGTCTGAATCCAAAACTATCACAAACAAAATCTAAAGCGCACAATATACACGTACACTCTTCAAAATATAGAAAACATTTATTAAATCTTGGGGTTAAGTATTGTAAATCGACAGGTAAAGAAATTCCTAAATATATTAGAATGCTAGAGAAAGAGCCTTTATCTTACTTGATAAGGGGTATTTATGAGACAGATGGTTGGGTTGAAAAGACAAATGACTCAACTTGTATTTGTTTAGCACTTTCAAATGAAAAAATAATAGAACAGATCCAACTAATTTTACTTAATTTTGGAATTGTATCAAGCAAATCTGTAAAAAAGACAAAAAATGAAAACTCACATAAAATTACAATATATTCATCATTTGTTGATAGATTTATGGAGCAAATTGGCTTAGATAAATTGGGTCATAAATATAATAAAGTAATGTCTAGTGTAAAAAAAGTAAAAAATGATAATGTTGATTTGATACCAAATCAAGAAGATAAGATAAATAATATATATAAAATAATCACAAAAGAAAAAATAAACTTAACTGTAAAAAAACATACAATTAGATCATGGGCTTCATGGAGAACTCCATCTAGATCTAATTTAAAATCAATGATTTATGAATTTGAAAATAAATACAAGGAAACTTATGATTCATTGAAAATAAAAGAAATATTGGACGGGGATTTAATCTATCTAAAGATAGAAAAAATAGAAAATGTTATGTCTGATAATTATGATTTCTCAATACCTAAAACTCATAGTTTTGTTTCGCAAGGTTTTATAAATCATAACACAATGATTGCTGCCATGATTGCTGCTGAATTTAATGAACCAACTATAATATATGTCATAGGCTTGGATCTACTACAACAATTCCATAATTTATTTTCAAAGATATTTGATGAGGAAATTGGTTGGATTGGAAATGGAATTGTTAATCCAAAAAGAATCACAATAGCAAGTATATGGTCATTAGGATCAGCATTAGATTTTAAAAAGACTTTATTTCTAGATGATGAGGCAACAAAAGAATTACCTGCATCATTGCAAGATAAGAAGAAAATTCTAGAATGTTTAAAGGCAGCTAAGACTCATATAATTGATGAATGCCATGCATGTACTTGTGATACTATTCAGAGTATCTATAAATTTATAGATCCAAAAAGAATATATGGTTTATCAGGAACTCCATACAGAGATGATGGCAGTGACTTATTAGTTACTTCATTACTTGGTGAAATAATAGAAGATGTATCTGCTTCTGAACTAATAGAAAAGAAAATCTTAACAGAGCCAATAATAAAATTTGTTATGGTTCCACATCAAAATATTCAAGTAAGAACATACAATGAAGTATACAAAGAATATGTTGTTTGTAATGAATACAGAAACAATATGATATTATCTCAATCAATTAAGCTAATAGAAAAGGGATACAAAGTTCTTGTGCTATTTAAAACAATAGATCATGGCAAGATGCTTCTTGAAATGTTTAGAGATAAAAATGTAAATTGTGATTTGTTAAATGGTAATGATAGTTTAGATAAAAGAAATGAGGTTAAGGCTAAATTAGAAGCTGGCAATCTTGATTGTTTGATAGCTTCTACAATATTAGACATTGGTTTTGATGCTCCGATATTATCGGCATTAGTTTTAGCTGGAGCTGGGAAATCAAAGATAAGAGCATTACAAAGAATAGGAAGAATTATAAGATTTCATCCATCAAAGAAAAGATGTGCTGTGGTTGACTTTATGGATAATTGTAGATTCTTAGATAAACATTCTAAGATAAGATATGAGACGTATAAGCAGGAATCTGGATTTAAGATATTAGGAAGTTAAAATGAATTATGAAGCCCCAAACAATTTTTATTCAAAGTTTTTCTCTAAGTTCTCTGAAATAGATAGCTTAGCTATTTCTGATTGGAGTAAAACCCATGTTCTAGGATACTTTTGTAAAAAGTATTATGATAAATACAATAAACTATATTCATTTAAGTTTAATACCCCTCAGCCATCAAAGTCATTCGAAATATTTCAAATAAATAAACTTTATATAAGTTTAAGCTCAGATCCAAAAGTTCTTAAGTCTTATATAGATTGGATATTTGAAACAAAAGTAAATAGAGCTAAAAGACAATTGACATCAATAAGCTTTCTTACAACAGAACAAGATTTGTATGCATTTAAAAACAAATATCTTTCTGGAACACTTAACGAAATGGTAATAGACAGAACAACTAAATTACCAGAAGAGATTAAATCAATTTGTAACATTGATAACTATGGTGACTTGACGTTCTTCCTATCAGTAGAGTCAGAAGAATGTGTAGAGTTAAAGAAGAAACTTGTAGAGTTAAAGTTTGATCTTGGTTCGTTGTCAAAGGTAAGATGAAGCCAAAAAAGAATGAGTCTGTAAAAATAACATTGAAGCAAAATATACTAATAGCTGGGTTGGTTGTATCTTGGAGTAGTACTAAAGTCGTTCTAAAACATAAAAACGATACAATAGTTATTCCAGATGTATCTAATATACTTTTCTATCTAATAGAAAATAAAGTAGAAAAAGTTATCCAGCCTAGAATAGAGAAAATAGAAATTATAGATAGAAGTGATCTTAGTATAGAAGAAAGGATAGATATAGATTCTAAAAATCTAGCAGAGTTAAAAGTAGAAGAAGCTAAAGCAGAAAGAGAAATGGCTTCAGAGAAATTAAAAGATTTAACCTTTTCAAGAGTAGGTGGAAGTAACTATGGAATCCCAAGCATCATTTCAAAGATCAAAATATCTAAATAATATCCCAACAAAAAAGCTATCTTCAAAAATAGAAGAAATAAAAAAGCTAGACATAGACATTAAAATAAAAACAAACAAAATAAGGGCAGTTAATAGATTTGCTGAATCAAATATACCAGCTTCATATTGGGATATTTGGATGGATACTCATTTCACAGGCGATCAAAGGCTGTTAACTAAGTATCAGAATTACATAGAAAACATAGAAGATAATTTTAATTCAGGGAAATCTTTATGCCTATGTGGAAACACAGGTGTTGGTAAGAGTATGACGATATCAAACATTCTAAAGTTAGCAGCAATTAAGAATTATAATTGTTTGTATATAACATTGAGTGATCTTGTCACGGTTTTAACTACAAACAATGACGAAAAGTTTCTAGTTAGAAAAGAAATAAATACTGTTGATTTTCTAGCTATTGACGAATTTGATCCAAGGTTTATATTATCATCTAACGCATCTGATTTATATGGCTCTACTCTAGAGCTTGTATTCAGATCTAGGATACAAAACAAATTACCAACATTAATGGCTACAAATTCTCCTAATCCATTAGAAGCTTTTTCTGGTCCATTAAAAGATAGCTTAAAGAGCATCTTTAATTATTTGGAAATGTTTCCTGTACTAGGAAAAGATCATAGGAGTATTAAATGAGTTTAGATATTAATATATTGAAAGTTTTAGTATCAAATAAAAATCTTGCAATGGAGTTTGTTCACGAATGTGATGAAACTTTACTTTCTCCAGATTATTGGTTTATTGGTAAAGCAATAGTAAATTACATTAAAACATATAAAGAAGTTCCAACTCAAAAAGTTCTATCAGAAAAGTTTTCTAATAAAAAAGAAATATTAGACTCTGTAAATAAACTATTCTCAGAAATAGAGAAAACTTCATATGACGATAAAGAATTTAGATTTGATATTGATAAACTAAAACAAAGGTTTATACAAAATAAAATCTCAAGATTAAGATCTGAGTTAAGTGATTCTTTAAACATAGATAAATCTTATTCTCTAATAAAGAAAACAATAGAAGATGTATCATCTATTACAAAAACAAAATCATATGAAAGAAAAACATTAAAAGATTCTATTTCTTCATTCACAGAGGAATATAATGCAAAGCTTGATGCAAGAAAGAATGGCAAGGAACTAAATGATTCTATAAAAACTTGCTATTCAGGAATAGATGAAGCAACTGGGGGAATGAGGGAAGCTGAGCTTATATTAATAGCTGGTGAATCTGGGTCAGGTAAATCAACCATGTTGCTTAATATAGCTATACAAGCATGGTTGCAAGGAAATACTATAGATTCAACTGAATTTACTGAGGGTACTAATGGTTGTTATTACACATTAGAAATGCCTCATAAAGTTGTGTTTAATAGAGTATTGGCAAAATTAGCTGACGTTAATGTTAAACGAATCAAGTCTGCAAAGCTTACGCAAGATGAGAAAGCCCGTGTCAAGAAAGCCATGGAGTTTATTAAACGTTATCCATATAGTTTTGAGATAATAGACTTTCCAAGAAATACGACTGTTGAGGCTATTGAAGCTGTGCATATGGATATAAAGTCAAGTTTTAATCCAGCATTTATAGCAATAGATTATTTACAATTAATGGATACTTCAGAAAAAATATCTGAGGATTTTTTAAAACTTGGTAGGCTAGCCGAACTTTTACATGAATTTGCCAGGGTACACAAGGTTCCTGTGTTATCGGCTGTACAACTAAATAGACCTAAACAGACCAAAGAATTAGATTCTAATATTGGATTACACAGAATAGGTAGGTCTAATGAGATTGCAAAAAATGCTAACGTTGTTATACAAATACATTCCAGACAAAATGAAAGCAATTATCCAGATCTAGAATACTATATAATAAAAAATAGAGATGGTGATCTGATAAAAGGTAGACTGATCAAGAAACTTGAATGTGCTACATTAATAGATGATGCAATAGATTACTCTGAAGATTTTGTTGATTGTGATGACCTCACTGATAGTATAGATGATATACAAAGGTTATAATTGATTAAGCTTACTCAAGAAGAATTTATAAACAAATGCAAAGCGATCTATAATTCCACTATGGATTACAGTGATACTAAATATATAAATGCAAGAACTGATGTACAAATTAAATGTATGATCCATAACATGGACTTTATAATAAAGCCACAATTACATTTAAAAGGAGTTGGATGTAGGAGTTGTTGTAGGTTTATGACATTTGAAAAATTTTTATTGGAGGCTAGAGCAAAGCATAGAGATAAATTTTTATATGAGTTTAGTGGGGGTAAATTTACCAGGGATTCTAAAATAAATATAAAATGCAAAGACCACGGTTGGTTTGAGCAAGGACCAACTATTCATCTTAAATCAAGTACTGGTTGTGGTAAGTGTAGTACAATAAAAATTAATAATAAAACACTAAAAGAAAGAAAAGAGGCATTCATATCAAAAGCTAAAAAAATACATGGTGATAAATTTGACTATTCAAAAGTTGAGTATAAAAATAATATCAAAAAGATAGAAATATCATGTGAATACCATGGCTCATTTTTTGTTATGCCAGTATCACATTTAAAACAAAGTTCTAGATGTCCAAAATGTTATTTGGGATTAATAACATTAGATACCGATGATTTTATAATTAGATCAACAGAGACCCATGGTGACAGATATGATTACTCAAAATCTGTTTATAAAAATTCGAAAGAATATATAGAAATAATTTGCCAAAAACATGGCTCTTTCTTTCAGAGAGCGGGGCAGCATATATATGGTCAGGGATGTCCTGATTGTAAACCATATCATTCTGGAAAAGAAGATGAGTGGATAGGCTCTTTAAATAATCCAAATATAGTTAGAAATCACTACATAAAATATGGCAATGAAAGGATACATCCAGATGGTTTTGATCCTATAACAAACACAGTATATGAATTTAATGGGTCATATTGGCATGGCGACAATAGAGTATTTAATCATTGCGATACTAATACTTGTGTTGGGAAAACTTTTGGTGAATTATATTCGAAAACAATAGATAGAGAAAATAAAATAAAAGAGCTTGGTTACAATTTAGTTGTAATGTGGGAAGAAGATTATAAACAAGGAACAAATGCCAACATATTATCATGAATGTCAGAATGAAGAATGCAATCACGCATGGGAAGATCAATATTCAATTAAAGCTGATCCACCAAAGCAATGTCCTAAGTGTTTACAAGAAACAGCAAAGCGTATGATTAACTGCCAAGGAGGAAAAGAAGTTTTACTAGCTGGACAAGATCTTGTTGATAAGGTTAAACAAGATGCAGTTAAGCTAAGACATGAGCTTTCAACTAATGAAAATGCTTATGCCAATTTTATAGGAGAAGATAAATATCAAAATAAAATGAAAGAGAAGGATAGTATGAGGGATTATATGAAAGAAGCAAAATCATTTAGAAGGATTTACGATAGGTAAAAATGACTTACACTTATTATTGTGAAATACATGGCGAGTTTGAAGTTGATCAGAAGATAAGCGACAAGGCATTGGAATTTTGCGAACAATGCGCCGCAGAAAATGTTTCGACGAAAGTTAAAAGATTGATATCATCTTCTGGTGGATTTATACTAACAGGGAGCGGGTGGGGAAAAGATAATTACTCATAAGGAATTAAATATGCTAACAGAGAAAGAAGCGCAAGATATATTTAAAAATTTCGTAGAGCTAAAAAACCTAGCAGATGGTGATAAAACATACGTAACAAAACTAAAAAGACAAGAAAATTTTATGATGAGAGAGTTTAAATACATAATTGAATCAAAAACGGCTAAATATAAAAAGCATAGTAATTATGATGACTTAAACCAAGATGGGTATGAAGCATTGCTAATGGGGATTAAGACTTATTCACCAGATAAAGGATCTATATTCTGGTGGCTTCATAAATATATAGGGACAAAAGTTTCTAGATCAGCAAACATGCATTCAGTTGTAAGATCTTCAATAAAAAGATCATCTCAAGGCGACATACCAAAGTGTGATAATTCTCCTATAAATCTTGTTGATAAAACGACGCCATTTGATATTCTAAATCAAATGGAAACAGAGAAGATAGTAAAAGAAAAGCTATCAAAACTATCTAAAGAAGATTATGATCTTATCACAAATGTTTATAAGATGAGTAATGATGATGCTGAAGAGATAAAAGCTAGTAAAGTATCAAATAAGCTTGCAAAGATACTAAGAAAACTACGCAAAAAATGATAGTGTAAATTTTTGACATAACTTAACCAAGACCTGTTGTACCATATACACAGGTCTTTTTAATTTAAACATGGATAGGAATGATGAGTAACTTAACGCAAAAAGATAATTCTAGATTTGTTTTATTTCCAATTAAAAACCAAGAGATTTGGAAAATGTATAAAGACGCTGAAGCATCTTTTTGGACAGCGGAAGAAGTTGATCTATCAAATGATATGATAGATTGGAATAAGCTTAGCTCAAATGAGCAGCATTTTATAAAATATGTCCTAGCTTTCTTTGCCGCTTCAGATGGTATAGTTAATGAAAACTTAGCAACTAGATTTTATAATGATGTTGGCTTAGCAGAAGCAAAAGCTTTTTATGCTTTTCAAATGATGATAGAGTCTATACACAGTGAGATGTATTCGCTTCTAATAGATACATATGTTAAAGACTCAAATGAGAAAAAAGATTTGTTTAATGCGATAGATACTGTTCCATGTGTCAGTAAAAAAGCCGAATGGGCTTTAAAGTGGATTGATTCAAACAAATCCTTTGAAGAAAGGCTAATAGCATTTGCGTGCGTTGAAGGTATATTTTTCTCTTCAAGCTTTTGTAGTATATATTGGCTAAAGAAACGTGGATTGATGCCAGGATTATCATTCTCAAATGAACTTATTTCTAGAGATGAAAACATGCATTGTGAATTTGCCTGCTTATTAAGCTCTGTATCGGATGTGAAAGTTTCTAGAGAAAGAATATTAGAAATATTGACTGAGGCAGTTGATATAGAAAGGATTTTTTGTAGTAATTCTATTCCTGTTGAATTAATAGGGATGAATAGTAAATTAATGATTCAATATGTAGAATTTATTGCTGATAGGCTTTTAAATATGTTAGGACAAGATAAGTTCTATAATTCAAAAAATCCATTTGATTTCATGGAGTCAATAAGCTTACAAGGTAAAAGCAATTTCTTTGAAAAAAGAGTTGGCGATTACAAGAAAGCTGGTGTTGGCAACTCAAAAGAAGAAAATCAAATAGGATTTGAAGCAGACTTTTAATAATGGAGAAAAAAAATGCTAGTAACTAAACGAGATGGAAGCACTGAAGTAGTAAAATTTGAAAAAATTCTAAAAAGAATCCAAAGGCAATCTAAGGATCTAAAAAACATAGACGCGCACGAAGTTGCGCAGAAAGTAATATTGGGATTATATGATAAGGTTACCACAAAAGAGCTTGATGATTTAGCTATACAAACAGCATACGCATCTACAACAAAACATCCTGATTATGATAAATTGGCTGTCAGGCTAGAGATAACAAGACTACATAAGGAAACAGATAGTACTTTTTCAAATGTAATAGAAAGTTTAAATAAAATAAAAGATAAGAATGGTAATGATAAGAAATTAATAGCAGAAAATGTAATGAAGTTTGTAAAGAAAAATTTGCATGTATTAAACACTGCCATAGATTATAATAGAGATTTTAAATTTGATTTTTTTGGATTAAAAACTCTTCAAAGGTCGTATCTTTTAAAAATAAATGAAAAGATCGTTGAGCGTCCGCAGCACATGTGGATGCGCGTTGCTTGTGGGATACATTATGATGATATTGATGCTTGTATTAATACTTATAATATGCTAAGTAATATGGAAGCTACACATGCAACACCAACATTATTTAATTCTGGTTTAATAAAGAATCAACTTTCTAGTTGCTTCCTTGTAGCAATGAAGGATGATAGTGTGTCTGGGATATATGATACATTAAAAGAATGTGCATTGATATCACAATCGGCTGGTGGTATAGGATTACATGCCCACAATATTAGATCAAAAGGATCTCCTATATATGGGACAAATGGAACAAGCAATGGATTAGTTCCTATGTTGAAAGTATTTAATGAAACTGCCAAGTATGTTGATCAAGGTGGAAATAAACGTAAAGGAAGTATAGCTATATATCTAGAGCCGTGGCACGCCGATGTAATTGATTTTCTTGATCTAAGAAAGAATAACGGCAAAGAAGAGTTAAGGGCTAGAGATTTAAATCTTGCTATATGGGCTCCTGACTTATTCTTTAAAAGAGTTAAAGCTGATGAAGATTGGTGCTTAATGGACCCAAATGTGTCAAAAGGTTTATCTGATGTATATGGAGATGAATTTGATGCATTATATACAAAATATGAATCTGAAGGAAAATTTGTATCTAAGGTAAAAGCTAGAGATATTTGGTCTAAGATACTAGAATCGCAATTAGAAACTGGTCAACCATATTTATTAGCAAAAGATGCTGGAAATAAAAAATCAAATCAAAAAAATATAGGAACAATAAAATCTAGCAATTTATGTATTGATGGAGATGCTTTTGTAAGGGTTAAGAAAGATTTAGATGTTAACTCTGATGAATTTTTATTTACAATGAAAGAGGTAGATGAAATGAATAAAGCAAATAAAAATAGTCTCTATATATTAGGATACGACGAGTCTGCCAAAAGAAAAGTTTATAATAGACTAATTGCTAGTAAGCTAACAAAAGAAAAGGCTAAAGTTGTTAAAATAACATCAAATGGAAAAGAATTAAGGTGTACTCCAGACCATAAAGTATATACAAAGAATAGGGGATACGTTGAAGCAATTAATCTAAAAGAAGATGATGAGTTAGATATAATATAACTAATCCCTGTGGTGCTAGGTTACGCATATATTAATATTTTATTACTGTATACACAGGTTAGATGATTTAGTTGTTTATGGAGCATCATGAAATGTAGACTTACTGGAATGGACATGGATCTTACTTTTTGGCACAGTTTAAAGAAAAATAAAATAATTAATGAAATGTATGAAGAAGAAATGCTATCTAAAAACCCAGAGGCATATAAAGCATATGTTGAATCAAATAAACATATAAATTTCTTAAAGAAGTGGATAAAGGGAGAGGGTATAAATTGCAAAATTACTGGAAAATTAATTCCAGTAGAAAAAATAATTTCAACACCAAATACAAATCTTTACTATTCTGATGTTGAGACTCGCATAGCTCGTGGTTCATCATTCAGGGGCAAGAAAAGACCAGAGTTTGCTAAAAAAATATCTTCTATTTTAAAAGGAAGACCAAAAACAGATGAAGATAAAAAACAAAGCTCTGATAGATTAAAGTCTATAGGATTTAAGAAAAAAGTTTTGTTAAATAAAAGCATTATAGACGAATTATGCAATGATGAGATAAAAATAAGAGAATTATATAAGAAAATGTACTCTGATCTTCAAAAAGGAATAGAGTATAAAAGAAGATTTGTAATAAAAAATATAAATAAATATATTGAGGATTTTAATGGGTCTTTAGATTATTTAGCATTTGCACCTGAAGATGAAATAAGAATAATATTTAGTGAATTACAGTCGATAAAGTCATCGATAGCCATGAGGGATAACCCAACCATGGGCAATGCCAAAGTAGTACTAATGACTGACCTTAAGCATAATAATAACGGGCTAGTTGAAGTTAAAGTAAGGTCGGTCATGGAGTCAGAAATAATAAAAATGTTCGAAAGATATGGTGTAAAATGGGAATATGAAACGGAGACTATTGAATACTTCTATCTTTTCAATAGAAAATATACGGTTGATTTTAAATTTTATTATAACGATAAAATATATTATTTAGAAGTTAAAGGGTCCGTTAGATCTACTGATCACGATAAAATAGTAACCAAGGCTGAATTCGCTGTTAAGAAATTCGATAATTATATCTTTTATCAAAAAGAATTGATATTAAATATCGATGACTTAATAAAATATAGGTTAACTCCTGATGATAAAATAAAAATAAAACACTTGTACGAGGTTAAATGATAAAAATAGAATTGATAAATGAAGAAGTTGATGTTTATGATTTTACAATAGAAAATACTCATAATTTTTATGCTAACGACATACTTGTTCATAATTGTTGTGAAATTTTTGAAGTATCTTCTCCGGAAGAAACTGCTGTTTGTAATTTAGCCTCTATCTCGTTACCATCATTTATAGATAATAAAAATGGGAGAAAAAGCTTTAACTTCTCAAGATTAATAGAGACTTCTAAAACATTGACAGAGAATTTAAACAAAATAATAGACAATGAGTATTATCCTGTAGAATCAGCTAAAAAATCAAATAACAGACATAGACCAATAGGTATTGGTGTTCAGGGTTTAGCTGATGTGTTTGCTCAAATGAGATATTCATGGGAAAGTGAAGAGGCTAAGAAATTAAACAAAGATATTTTTGAATCTATATATTATGGATTCTTATGTAAGTCCAATGAACTATCAGAGAAGCTAGGATCATATGAAACATTTGCAGGTAGCCCAGCATCCGAAGGAATGTTACAGTTTGATTTGTGGGGTGTTGAAGAGTCAAATAGATATGATTGGGGGTCACTAAAAGAAAAGATAAAGCAAAGTGGGTTAAGAAATTCATTAGGGTTAGCGCCAATGCCAACTGCATCCACTTCTCAAATAATGGGTAATACCGAATGTTTTGAGCCAATAACCTCTAACATATATAAAAGAGCAACATTATCTGGAGAATTTATACAATTAAATAAATATCTTGTAGACGATTTGATTGAGTTAGGATTATGGAATGATCAGATAAGACAAAAGATAATAGCAGCAGAAGGATCAATTCAAAACATAGACGAGATTCCATCTGATTTAAAGAAATTATATAAAACAGTTTGGGAAATGTCTCAAAAGGTTTTGATAGATATGTCTGCTGATCGTGCTCCATTTATATGTCAATCACAAAGTTTAAATCTTTATTTTAAAGATGCTAATTTTGCCAAACTAACATCAGCATATTTCTATGGGTGGGAGAAGGGATTAAAGACAATAGTTTATTATACAAGAACGCAAAATAAGAGTGCTCAGAAATTTACTGTTGAATATAATATAGAAAAAGAATTGAAAGAAAAAGCAAAACAAAAAGAAGTTGAGACTGAAGAATTATCTTGCTCATTAGATAATCCAGATGCATGTTTATCTTGCGGTAGCTAATTAATATCATATACTGTTATGTTTAACTTTGAAAAGATATCAAAAGAACTTAATAAGGATAAGTATTTTTATCATTTGAAATCAGAGGACTTTAGTGGTAAAATTATTTATCCTTTATCTACTTTGAAAGAAAAGGACAATAAAGTTTATAAGCAATCTATTAAGAAATATAAAGGTCGTGAAAATCAATTAACAACAAAAATAGATTTGTTAAATTGTGAATGGCAAGATTGCATAAATTTATCTACATTGAATCCTGCTAAAATATTTGAGGCGGCATTTTTATTAGGTCTTAAAAACAATGAATATAATATTGGTAAAGAAATATTAAGATTTCCTATATCATGTTTGGAGGGCAAAAAGTTTTGTTTATACAATGATGGTAAAATAGATGATTCTAAATCATATTCTAAAGTTACTGTTAAGTCGTATAAAGAACTAGAGTTTGTACCTAGTGAAACAATGAAATACTTTGCTGAATGTAAAGATAATGATGAAGACCCTTTGATATTTAGTGATGTTGTGCATATCTTATTAAAAGATGAATTGGATATAAGTGAAGCTGATGTTGTAAAATACGAACCTAGCAAAATATACTACTGATAGTCTATAAGAATAAGTGTTATAATCTAGGTGAATGACAAAGGAATAAAAGATTATACATTTTGTAAAGTGAAAATCTCTGCAATCCTTCATTCCAATAAATAAATATCGGGATGAAGGATTTTTTTTAAACAAAGGAAAAGATACATAAAATGAGTAAAATCTACGTCTTAGATACTTCGGCAATTGTAGATGAACCAACAATACTCTATTCATTTAAAGATTCAATAATTATTATACCATTCGTAGTCCTAGAAGAGTTAGATAAATTAAAGACTTTCAATAATGATGCCTCTAGAAATGCACGCTTAGCTATTAGATTCCTCGATCAAATATTTGAGGACTCAAATATAGCTCACATCCAATCAAATTGTAAGATAAGAATAGAATTTGATTATGATAACCTATTCGATGATATGTCATATGGCGATAATCAAATAGTTGCTTGTGCTGTTAGAATTAAGAAAACATATAAAAAAGATGTTACACTAATAACATCAGACATAAATCTAAAAGTTAAAGCTAAATCCATGGACTTAAAAGCAGAATCATTTGCTTCAACAGTTTCCATATTTGATATGTATCCTTACCTAGAAATGTGCTCTGATATAGATCTATTAACTAAAATCCAACTACACCAACAAGCCGAAGATGATATGGGTCTAGTTAATAATTCATTCATCTTATTTGAAGATGAATATGGTAAATCACAATGCCTATCAAGGAAACATGCCGATGGAAAAATAAAGCTTATAAAGAAACATAATCCCTGGGGATTGTCTTGTAAGAACAAAGAGCAGTCATGTCTTGTAGATTTAATAATGGATAAAAATGTAAGCTTAGTTACAGCAATGGGTGTCGCTGGATCTGGTAAAAGCTTATTAGCTATTGCTTGTGCTCTAGAACTAGTATTAGAACAAAAAAAATATGATAAAATAATAATCTATAGACCAATCCAAGAAACAGGCGAATCTATAGGGTATTTGCCTGGCTCACAAGAAGAAAAACTAGCTCCATATTTTACAGCTGTAATGGACTCATTTGAGTTTCTTCTAGCTCATAAGAATCCAGATTGGAAACGAACACTAGATATGTATGTTTCAAAAGGTAAAATTGAATTAGATTCAATGACTTTTATTAGAGGCAGGTCTATCCCAAATACTTTGATAATTCTTGATGAATGTCAAAATGTTGCAGAAAAAGATGTTAAAACATTTTTAACTAGAATAGGTGAAGGATCTAAAGTTGTCATCTTAGGTGATATAGAACAGATTGATAGTGATAGACTAAATATAGTTAACAATGGTTTATCAAAAGTAATGCAGAAGTTTAAAGGATCAGAATTATATGGTCACGTTACTTTGACCAAGGGCGAAAGATCTAAATTAGCCGCGGAAGCAGCTAAGTTGTTATAATAGCTGTATGGAAAAAATAACTGAAGAAGATCGATTAACAATAGAATTAGCCAAATCGAATAAAAAAATTGCAGAGATAAGCGCTGAGAAAGCACAGTTACAAAGCGATTTGGCTGAGTCCTATTTTAGGAATCTAATTCTAGAAATATATATGAAGTACAATCTAACAAAAGATTGTTCTATAGATGCTGAAGGAAATATAATTAGAAAGGAAAATGATGAACAAGTTAAAGCTGAGTGAAGTTAGCAATCTTATAAATATAAGAAATTATATAAGAACAGCAATTGATAACTTTAGTATAGATAAACCTAAAGTTAATAAGATGAATAAGATACTTTCTTCACTTGACAATACTATTGTAGATCAAATTATCCAGATGTCAGAACAGAAGGATCAAGGTGATAACGAAAAGCCCTGACAATGGTGAAATAATAATAATAGAAGATCAAGAATTTTTGCATAATCAAAGAATAGCCGGCTCAGTTGTTAGTCGGCTATTAAAGTTATTAGAGTCAGAAACTAAATCTGGAAACTGTGTTACTGGATTAGATCTAGACGATTTAGCAGAAGAATTTATTCTAGATCATAAATGTCAACCAACATTTAAAAATTATAAACACACATACCCTAATTCAATATGTGTGTCAGTAAATAATGTTGCAGTACATGGGGTTCCAAACATAATATCCTTTAAAGAAGGAGATATTATATCAATAGACTTAGGTGCTACATATAATAGAGCAATAGCTGATTCAGCAGTTACTTTTATATTAGGAAAGTCAAATTCCCAAAGAGAGGAAAATCTTGTAACTCTAACAAAATTAGCTCTTACAAAAGCAATTGAATCTATAAAAATAGAATCTAGATTAGGAATAATAGGCGAAACAATAAATAATGTAGCAAAGAATAATAATTTATCTGTTATTGTAGATTATGGTGGTCATGGTATAGCTAGAGACACGGCTCACGCCAAACCATTTGTTTCCAATAAAGATTCAAAGTCAAATGGGATAAGAATACAAAATGGAATGAGCTTGGCAATAGAGCCAATATTTACTTTAGCTTTAACAAGTGATACGAAAACGGCTAATGATGGTTGGTCTGTTAACTGTATGGATAAGACGGCTCATTTTGAGCACACGATTAACATTAATAATAATATAGTTGAAATTATAACATAAAGGAAGTTATGAGAATATATATGTCAGGTAGTCATTCAGTTGGTAAGAGTACATTAGCAAGATACATTAGCAAGAAATATAATTTACCCATAGTAACTGAAGTGGCAAGATCTGTATTAGCCGAGAAAGAATTATCTTTAAAAGATATAAGGATAAATATAGATTCAGCTGATTCTTTCCAAGAAGAAATATTTTATAGACAACTCAAAGAAGAATTAAAATATACAAATTTTATATCTGATAGATCTATTGATTGTTTGGCTTATACTGCTCAACATACAAGGATTTTAGGTAATCTAATACAATCAAAAGAACTTAAAGAATATATAGAGAAACTAAAAGAAAAAGAATCTGTAATACTATTTGTCAGACCTTGTAAAGAAACATTGGCTCAAGATGGCGTTAGGGAGAATCTAGATTGGGATGGGGTTATAGCAATAGATTCAATGATAAAGATGTTACTTGAGATGTTTGATTTGCCATATTTCCAGATTAATACACCAAATATGCAAGAAAGAGTTAGATTTGTTGATTCATTAATAAATAAACTTAAATCATAAAAAGTAATATCTTTATGAGTAATGTATTAGATACCGCAAATGCTTTGAGAGATGCTGTTTTTGCAATAGAAACGGAATTGGGTAAGAATCCAAAATCAATATATGGCAATGTAAAAACAAGATTAGATGTAATAGAATCTAGAATTAATAATCTATCCGGATTAAACCAAATAACATTGGTTGGGTCAGGTGATGCTGGCGCAAGTTTTGATTGTTATATAAATGAATCACTAAATGGATTATCGTTCGAAGATAATACAGTTTATAAATTAACATTGGATATTCTTATTTCAAATTTAACAAACCCAATAAAGAAAGCGTTTATAAGAAAAGAAGTATTATTATCTAAAGAATCTGGAGTAATAGATTATAGCACATCAGAAACATTGGCTATTATTGGCTCTACCGGATGGTCTGCCTCTGTAGTAGATTCTAGCAATGAGCTATTTGTTAGGATAGCTTCAGATGTAGATGATAATAGGCAGGCTTACGTTAAATGTGAAATTCAATCATTATCAATTTAAATATTATACAGTCCAACTAGTTACAACGGCTATGTTTGTTAATACATGTCCACTAGGAACAGTTAAGCTTGGAGATCCTGTTACTATATATGTTTCATAAACTCCACCAATAGTGTAATAGCCTCTCATTTTAAAATATGTAATTGAGGCTACTGTGCCATTTATTGATGAATTTGTGTTTAATGAAGGAATTGTTACTCCACGATCATTGCTATCATAATAAATCATTTCGGTGAAATATGTTGATAGCAATTTGCTTGAGTTAGATTGATCCACTGAACTTACTGGTGTTGTTGTTAGTTCTGTTGTGTATATACCAGCTGGTGAAGTTGTTCCATTATCAGCCATTTATTCCTTTATGATTGTAGTGGGCTAGTTGTGCCATCATATGGACCCATTATAATGCTGGCATTGAATGTTGATGGAGCCATGACCGCCATTCTAACTTTAGAGTCATATGTATCAAATGTAGTTCCTCCTTGTACTTGGTGCATCCATCTTACTGTGCCTTTTCTTGTTTTCTTTGTGGAGGTTGTAGAAATTAGAGTAATTGGTTCTCTAACTCTTTTTGTTGAGTATGTACAAGCAACTGTTTCTGCTGTAGATGTTTCAAAAGCCATTGCTGAAACAGCGCTAATTGTTACACCAGCGAATACAGCTGCATAGCAACATACTATTTGCTCATCTGTACCGAAGCCTCTTCTACGCCATGCTTTCCAAGAATCATTTTGGTTCTGATAATTTAGTAAATTTACTGATGCTTCAGCAATATCCATATCCGATGAGTTTTTCTGTAAATTCACGTTGTTGTATCCGTTGTTTGATGCTTTATAGCTTACAAACGGATCTAGATCACCATCTTCAGAATTATCCATTCTAAAATATCCCCAAAAATTAAATTTCGTTGATGTTGATGTTACGCCACATCCTATCCAGAATGTTCCATCAGCAGATACATTTGTTGCTGTTATTATATTTGTTGCTACAATTTGTGCTCTACCTAAGTTTGTATTTACTCCAAAAAAAGATCCATGTACAGCTGCTCCTGAGCTAAAAGCACCGCAAATAGTCCATGTGCCAGTTGTTGGATATTCATTTCCTACACCGCCACCACCAGGACAAATTGAATTTGTACACCCAGCAGCAACCGCTAATGTAGAAAATCTAGAAGCTGTTTCTGTTACTGATGATACACATTGTATTATTATAGATCCATCAGTTAAATCAGCTGAGCTTTTTTGTATTACTATTTCCCTTACAAATGTATCTATGGTTCCGCTTGGTGTTAGTGTTGCTCCTGAACCAGCGCCAGTAATAAGATTTGTATTATCAAATGTACCAACCCTGGGAAGAACAACTAAATGTCCAGCTGAAGCTCCATCATATTCATAGCCTATTAGTTCGCCCTCAGCTAAGCTTACAGCTTGTGTAATCTTCTCGCCACGTAAGAATGTGCCAGTGCTGGCAACAGTAAATGGTATTTTAACTGTGCTTGGTCCTTGGGCACACCACCAAGTAGATACACCACCAAAAGATGGATAAGAGTCTAATGCTGGATCAGCATTGCCACCCCATAAATCTGCTGTAGCAACTCCAGATGTTTCAGGTGCTCCGCTTCCAGTTCCAGTTCCACTTGCTTTATAAGTCCAACCAGCTTTTTTTAAAGCTCTTGATAATTTCCATATTGCAGAAAAAGCATCATTCGCAGCAGCTAGTGCATAATTTGTAAATTGTACGTTTGCCATTATATTAAATCTCCATTATACATATGTTATTTCTAATCTTGCACCGCTGCAAGTAACCCTATCTGTAGAAGGATTACCAACGCTCATTTTAACTTGCACTTCATATATTGTTGTGGCATCATCTCTTATATTACCAGCACTAGATCCAACAGTTAAAGCTGAAGAAGTATATAATGTTGTAGTATCGTTTGTTGTGGAAGAAGAAGCGCCAGATATTGCTGTATTATTTGTATAATCAAAAAGTCTAATATCTGCCGTTGCACTGGTAACACTTGTTTCAAATGTCGCTATGAATTTTATTTGCCTGGTGTAGCTGCCATGCGTGGCTGGAAAATTGGTTAAATCTAGTTCTCTAGTGCCAGATCTTACAAACACAGAAGAATTTGTATTAAATTCATAAGACAAGAAATACACTGGATAAGGAATTAATATTCCATCCAACCCATTCGTGCCGTTCGTGCCGTTCGTTCCGTTAGTACCATTGGTTCCGTTCGTGCCATTCGTTCCAGCGACACCCTGAATTCCTTGAATGCCCTGGATTCCTTGGTCACCAGTATCACCCTTATCTCCTTTATCGCCAGTGTCACCTTTTGGACCAGTAGCAAATGTTGCTGGTGGTATCGTTGTTGAGTTATCTATATTATTTGGATAATTTGTAGACATTTATTTCCTATATAAATAACATATTTAGATAACCATTGCGAGGGGATCATGAATTTTGATGATGTATACTTAAAATCACTTAAATATTTTCCAAATGTCAAAATAAAATTCAAAAATGAAAGTATGTTTATGAAGGCTTTATCTATACTATTATTCTTTAATAAAGATTTTGATAAGTACATAACAACTATTGGTGAAACTATTTATTTCCCAAGCAAAGAACAATTATATAAAAATCAAGATTCATCTATTCAAGTTTATCTTCATGAGTTGGTTCATGTTAATGATTATTATAATGACAAACTATTTAAAATAAAATACTTGTTACCACAAATATTATTCATACCATTTCTATTAACATTATTAATATCATGGAAGATATCATTGCTTGGTTTATTGTTTTTGTTACCATTACCAGCATATTTTCGTGCTCAATATGAATTAAAAGCATATGTTGCTCAGCTATATGTTAAATCAAAAATGAACAAGAATATAGATTATTACAATGAAGCCAATAAGATATATTCACATTTTGATTCTTCAGATTATTATTACATGTATCCATTTAAGTCTATAAGGGCTAAGATTCTTGCTTATGCTTTTCTGATAAAAAATAAGAAAATGGATTTTGAGCTTAAATCAAAGTTTGATGATATTTTAAAATAATGTTATATAATCATCAGATAACTATTTAAGGACTTTATGGGTTTATTTGATGTTGCAATAATTGGAGCAGGTGTAGCTGGATCTGTCGCTGCATATAGGATAAAAAAAGCTAATGAAAAGATTAAGCTAGCAATAATAGATGTTGGCAGACCACCTCTTAAAAGAAGAAGGCAAATAGAAGGTTGGCTTGGCTGTCTTCCAAATAGTGATGGCAAGCTATACACTCACGATTTGAATAATCTTAAAGAATTTCTTACAGAAGAATCTATTGAGTCAGGTCTCGAATATTATATGAATTTGTATTCCAGCTTTAGAAAACCAGAACTAACAAAGAATAAACCAATGTCTAAAAAGTTCTCTAAAGAACTAAACTCCAAAGGTTATTCAATAGAATATTCTGATTATTATCAAATCTTTCCAAAAGACATTCATCAACTATCAAAGAAAATGTCATCTTTCATAGAGGACACAAAATTTACAGAATATTTTTTCGATACAGAAGTAATATCAATAGAGAAAGATTCTGATAATTTCTGTATCAAGACAGAAGAATCAGAAATATTAGCAAAGAAAATAATATTTTCTCCAGGTAGAAGTGGATGGAGATTTGCTAAATCAGTATTTGACTTTTTCAAACTAGAACAAGAAAATGATTATTCTTATTATGGAGTAAGAGCAGAAGTTGAAAGCCTATGCGCTAAAGATTTTAATAAATCAATCTGCACCCTAAATAAAGATGATCTTATGTTAGGAAGATTTTCATGGGCTGGAACAACTATACAAGAAGATCATATAGATATTGCAATATCATCATTTAGATCAAATGAGAATAGATGGCTTTCAGATAAGGTTAGCTTTGATGTAATAAAGAAAGTACATAATCCTGGTAAAGGCATGGAAGAATCTGAAAGGATATCTAAACTATCATTCTTACTAGCTAATGATAGGGTTCTTAAAGAAAAGATAAGTGTAGTTTTATCAGGCAAGGCAAAGATATCACCGCTTAAAGAATATAATTGGCTTTTAAGTGATTTAGAAAAAATAAATGACATAATGCCTGAGTTTACTACTAAAGCAAGTGTATATTATCCCAGCATAATTGCAGTTCCACCAAAGGTAAAAGTCTCAGATAAGTTAGAAACACAAATTAATGGTTTGTATTTAGCTGGGGAAACATTAACTAAGTATGGAATATTATTTTCTGCTATAAGTGGAATACAATGTGCAGATAATGTTATGGAGAGTCTATGAGTAAAGATTACGAAGGTTACAATGGAGAATCTACACCAAAGTATATTTCAAGTAAATTTGAATATGATTTGTTTGATGATGAAGACAATAAAGTAAATGTATGTGTTAGAATAAAAAGAATAACTTCTCCAACAGAAAAATGGAGATTTTATGAAAATAAAAAGAATACAATCACTATTGAATCATCTGAACTAAAAGAAGATCAGATTAAATTTATAAGAACTGTAGAGGGTATTAACTATTGTATTTCTTTTTACAAGAACTTGAAAGAGCGTAGGGATATAAAGAATAAACTTTTGGCTAATCTTGCGAACATTGCACCCAAAAGATAAGTGTTTACCTTGTGTGTAAGGTAACATGAGCCAGATTGAAATTTATTATTGTGACGTTGAATCAACAGGTCTAGATTTTTATAAACATTCACCAATTGAAATATCTTTAATTAGAAATTCAACTAAGGAGCAGAAGACTTGGTTCCTTGCTCCATTAGATATAGAAAATATAGATTTAGATGCTTTAAAGATGAATCATAACAAATATGAAGATGTAATTGGTAAAACAAAAGAAGGTAAACTAAAATATATAGATCCAAGAAAAGTTCTAATTGATATAGAGAATTGGATTGTAGATGATAATATGACGACTAATGAAAGATGGCTATGCGGTCATAATATAGCTTTTGATAAGTACATGCTAGAATTTCTTTGGAAGAAATGTAATACTTTTGATTCCTTCCCATTTGGTAGAAGGATGCTAGATACAATGCAAGTTCAATTACTTTTAGATTTAAAAGATAATGCATTATCAGATAATTATACATTATCAAATTGTATTAAACGATATGGAATAAAGAATGCCAAAGCACATTCAGCCGAAGCAGATATAAAAGCAACATCGGAATTATTCCTAAAACAAATTAGTTTAATGAAATGAATATATTATTTGTTTACTCAACAGTAGATGCTGAAATTCAAGGCTTAAGATTTTCTAGGAGTTTTAAAGGCAAAGTGAAATTTGCTTCTACATATGATTCTAAATATGTTAGTCCAGATATTAATTTAAATTTCTTTTCATTTTGGTCAACTGAATCAAAATTTGATTTATTGAGAGATTATCTAAAATCTAACAAGATAGATTGTATAGTAACAGACCATAATGCTTTTATATTTAGATTTTGTAGGAAAACAAAATTTCCATATTACTATTATTATTTTAATGAACACAACCTTAAATATTATAATTATACAGAAATTGTTGATGAAGCTTCTAAAGCTATAGAACAATTCTGTATATGTTCATTTGATCCAACAGAGGTTGCATTCAAAAAAAGCATAACACTTCCTTATTATGAGCAGGGTTTAAATACCTTAATCGATAAGGAATTTTCATTTTATTGCTTGAATAATAATAAAAATCTTATAAATAAAGTTAAGTTATTAGACAATATTTCTATATTTTCAACATATCAGGAAGAAATAAATAATAGAAAAACGGAATTATTGTTTAGTAAAGAATATAAAAAATCATTGAACACTAGTAGTTTTCTAATTATAGAGGATAACGTAACTTTAATGATTGATTGTCTATTTAATAATAGATATTTTTATGTTCTAGATAGAAATCCAAATACTAAAACAGAAAGATTGATTAGAGGAAATGTTTGTGAATTAATAGATTCTAACACTACATTTAATAAATCATTGGTGAATTTTACTGATATGAGTGGTTATAAATATTTGCACGAAAGGATAGGAGAATAATGGCAAGTGAAGTTGGTAAAGCAAAAATCAAATTATGTGGAAATCTATTACTAGAAACTGAGACTTCTGCATTAAAAATAGTTCTTAATGTTTGTAATGTATCTAGTGATAAGTTTAAGCCAAAACAATATAAAACAGCAGCTCTACTAAATAACAGATGGAAGAAAGTAGCTGAACTAGATAGATCTTTTTCTTATACTAGAAACTTTAAGCTAGGCGAGGTTAATACCTCAGCGGTTCAATCAGATGTTTGGGTTGTCTCTATGGTTTGTCAAGAAGAAGGTAAGACCTCTTTAGATCATCTTAAAACATGTTTAAAGAAAGTTGCTGATATGGCTAAATATGAGCATGGTTATGTTCATGTAAGTCATCTTTTATTTGAAGATGTTCCTGAATTAACAAATGATTTATTGAAGGAATTCTTTGTAGATAAGAATGTAAATGTGTTTGTATATAAGAGCTAATATATATAAATTGTTTGTATGGATGAGTACCTAAACAATTTAATAAAAGACCTTTCTTTAATAATGAATAAACCTAATGATCCCGAAGACGGTTCATCAGGTTTAATCGAAGCTATAGACTCATCTGAAGAAGATGAAGATGATAGTGAAACAAAATTACATAATCCTATAAGAGCCAATTATTCAAACATTGGCGACTTTGGCGTGGTTAATGCTAGACATTCGGGCGGGCACCAGGGGGTAGACTTACGCGCCCCGAAGGGCACGGAAATCTACAGCATTAGCTCTGGAAAGGTGACGAACACTGGCTCAAATGCCAAGGGCGGGTTAGTCGTATCCATTGCACACGATAATGGGTTTAGGAGCTACTACGCCCATTTAGATTCTATCAAGTGTAAAAAAGGAGATGCTGTAACCAAGGATTCTGTAATAGGAACAGTTGGTAATACAGGGAACGCCAATATAACTTCTGCTCATTTACATTTTCAATTATGGAAAGATAATACGTTGGTCAATCCAGCTAATTATATATATGTTCCAAAATATTCTTTAAAGAGCCCAGAAGCTTTATCTAGTATCGCTGCAATGATAAAACTTGGAAGTCAAATAGAAGTTCCAACTAAAGAATTAAATATAATAGGTTCTTTGTGTAAAGAGTTTTTAAGCAAGTCTTGGAAAGATGAATTAGGTTATCATTTCGATAAGTTAAACCCTGTATTCAAACATAGGCTAAGCAAAGCGCAAAGTGATAGTAATCTTATAATCAGTAAAGGCAAATATGTTTCATGGATAGATTTTAATCCTAGAGACTCAAAATACTTTAGTTATTTTAAAAAGAAAACTGATGATACCAAGGCTAAGGATCAAGAAATATTATCTGATTTAACTAATGATACAATTAAGCAAGTTTTAACTATGCTTATGGATGATTACTATAAAGTATCTTTCGATATGGAAACAGTGAGAGTTCCATTATTCTTTGAGCTAGAAGTAAAAGAAATTAAGCCAGCAGAGGATCCTAAATCAAAGAAAATAAAAAATGATCTTTATTCTCATGGTAGGTTTTTAACTAATCCACCAGAGATATTATCTATATTAACTATGGATAACAATATTGATTTAACCGATGAAAGAAATTACGAGAGAGCATTGCTTGATTTAATCAATACTTGTGTTCATGAGTTCATGCACTTCATACAGTTTTTTATAAACAAATCAAATAAACCATCTCCAATGAAAGAATATTTCAGAAATATAAATTATTATGATAAAACAAATGATGTAGATGGATTTATTAACTTCTTTGAAAATTTAGAAAAATCAGGTAAGTTAAATTCAGATATTAAGACTAAGAACTTCAAAGCATTTAAACTGTTTAATCCTAAAACAAAATTAGATGAAAACAGAAGTAAGTTCTTAACTAAGACTCATAAAGATAAAGTTAAAGCTTCGGTGCAAGAGCTTAAAGAATATTTAGCTAATAACAATAACCCAGAAACCAAAAAACATGTAATTAATCTAATAAAGAATATAAAGGATGGTAAACTAGAAACTGGCACACAAGTACATCATCATCTTGATAGAGTTGAGTTCTTCCCACAAATGTTTACCGAATCAGTAGTTCTAGCATCTCACTTAAAAAGTATTCCAGTTCAATTTAGAAATGCTGCAATAAAATTATACTTTGGTGCAATTAATTATCAATCAGCTATGGGGCTTCTCAAAGAGAAAACCAAAGAATTTCCATCATTAAGCCGAAAGAAAGTCCAGGACATTTTTCAACTAATAGCAAAATCTCCTAATGAAGTAAAAGCTATAAAAAAAGATGATATTAAAAGATGGGAAGAGGCGTGTTCTAGAGTATATTCAAGTCTTGTTAGACAAGGTTTGATCTAACATATTTAACTAGCATTAGATTATTTTCTTTATCTAATTCCTCTATTGAGGAGATTTTGAATTTTAATGGGTTTATAAATGGAAAGTATACAGCTTTCTCATTTTTTATAATATCTGGAGTTAT